GATATTTATATGGGATCTGGAACGACTATGGAATATACACCGGCTGACGGAGATGTTATTAAATGTTATTTAACTTCTAGTAATAGTTGTGCATCATCAAGTACAGTAGTATCTAATTCAATAACAATGGATGTTAATCAAGCTGTAAATACCACATTTTCAATAACACCGTCAGGTACATCTTTATTCTGCACAACAGGTAGTACAATTTCATTGAGTGCAGTAACAAATGTTACAACTGCTACATATCAGTGGTATAAAAAAAATAATGAATTGATTGATTGGGTGTCAATAGATGGAGCTGATTCAAAATATTTTTATTCAATTGTTGACAATTCAATAGCCAATTATTATATTAGATGTGAAATGATAACAGAAGAGTGTTTTACTCCGCAAACTAATTATTCAAATTCAGCTTATATAGAAATTTATGGAAATAAACCAGTCAGTTTGTCTATAAAGGCTGATGGTTTTCCTACCAGCGGTGTCACAATTTGTTCAGGCATAACTGTTACTCTAATAGCAACTCCAGTGAATGGCGGATCATTACCAGCTTATCAATGGTATATGTATTATGAAGAAATTGATCCGTATCCTATTCCCGGTGCCACTCAATCAACATATCAATACATACCACAAAACGGAGATAGAATAGGATGTAAATTAACTAGTAACGAATTATGTGCCACTGGAAATCCAGCCACGAGTGACCCATTATACATAGAATTCACTGTATTAAAAAATAATTATCCTAGTGTATCAATATCAGCTTATCCGGAAACAGGATGTTCTGATGGATTAATAACATTAACAGCAACACCAGTAAGTGGCGGAACAACTCCCACATATCAATGGCAGAGTTTAGATACTGATGTTACTGGTGGAGTATGGATTGATATACCAAATGAAACAGGCAGTACTTATGAATTCTATAATCCCGTAGACGGTTACATAATAAGATGTAAAATGTGGTCTAGTTTAACTACTTGTTTATACGGAAATCCCGCGACTAGTAATTCATTAACGTTACATGTGCTCCCCACAGTTGCTTGTGAAGTAAATATAGGAGCTGTGGGATATGGTGTTGGTACAATACAGATACCTAATGCTAGTACTAATGTTGATTTTAATATAACAAATAGAGTTGGTAATTGTGGTCTTGAAACTTATCAATGGTATAAAAACACAACACCTGTTAGCACTGATCTTATTTACAGTAATAATAGTTGGATAAATGGAGATACTATTAAATTAGTCATGACCGGGGACTGTGCGTGTATAACAGATAATCCAGCAACTTCTAACATAATAACAATAAATATTACAGGTAACGTTCATAATTTTTTAATATTTACCGATATGAGTGCAACGACATGTTCAGACAATACTATGATAATATCAGATGATAATTATATATGTTCTGGACACACAGTTAACTTTACGGCGACTACTTATGTTTACACAAATCCACAATATCAATGGAAAATTAATGAAGGAAATGTTGGCACAAATAGTGCTTATTATGGCAGTAATAATTTAAACAATAATGATGCAATAAAATGTATTACAACAGAACTAGGTGGAGCAAATTCAAGAACCAGTAATACGATTACTATGACAGTATATCAAAATTTAACCCCAACTGTCACGATTGAGCAAAATCCTAGCGGTGATATATGTTTCAGGAATACACAAAACTATCATTTTCAAGCGGAAAATTATACAAATTCGGGAGAAAGACCGGAATGGTTGTGGTATATTAACGGTTATCCTGCACAAGGACCGCAAGAAAATCCTGATGATTATTGGCCATATGAATTAAGCAATAACGATGAAATAAAATTGAAATTAACATCTAGTTTACCTTGTACTAGCCCTGTGTTCTCAAATACTATAACTGTCACTGTTTATTCACATGTCATCGGAGTAACTATTACTGCAGATCCAGGTACGGTTGGTCAAGAAAACACATTCACAGCAACACCAATATATGGAGGGTTCCTCACCTGTATAGATTGGTATGTCAATGATGTATATAAATATACTGGAAATCCTTATGTTGGCAGTGCAGCTACATTTCCAGTACCTGGTCCGTTTTCTGTAAAATGTATTATGAGATCAAACGATAGTTGTAGAAATGTAGATACTGTGACATCAAACATTATAGTTTTATCTGTTAATGTTGGGTGGTATTATGAAGGAGGAGTTATTTGCTATATATTTCAACCAGGTGATCATAGATATGTAGCTGGCGAAGTACATGGAATAATAGCAAGTAAATATACTATAGAAGATTCCCAATGGGGGTGCTTGTATCAATCGTTCTTTACTACTAAATATTTGGGGTACGCTGATGACAACACTCAAACTATAGTGGATTGGGACTGTGGTGAATGGTGTGCTGGAAATAGATGTTGGAATTATTCTATGGAGGGTTATACTGATTGTTATTTACCAACTAGAGAAGATTTAATTAAAATATATTATAATAAAAATGTTCTTCCAGCTACAGTACCAAAAAATATACCATATTGGTCATCGACCGTTGTTGGTGATAGTGCACATTCCGAATACATTGATTTTTCAAGTGGCGATCTTGAAGCTAGTTTGAGAACAAATTACTTACGAGTCTTGCCTATAAGGTATTTTTAAAAATAAATAAATAAATAAATAAATAAATAAATATGGGTCATTTTTGGTCAAGTCAAACAGGTTATACAACACCGACATATGAATGGAAAGTAAATGGAACTGTAGTCGGTACTAATTCGAACGAATTGAATTATGATGAATGGTTAATTGGAACTAACAATATTTTATGTAAAATAACCGAAGGTGGACATCCAACACTCACTTCAAATACTATCTATATATCCGTGGTCCAGAAAGTTCTTCCGTCTGTATCTATAACTGCTAGTGATGAAAATGTGTCTATAATCGGGAATCAAATATACATGTGTTCAGAAAATTCATACGATGTTTATTTCATAGCAAATCCCTCTTTTGGTGGAAGTTCTCCAACTTATACGTGGCGTAAAAATTTTTCAGTGGTGGGTTATGGTCAAACTTATTGGCCTGAAGGAAATATTAGTAATGGTGATACTATAGACGTAATAATGACATCTAATGTGGAATGTCCTATATACGATACAGTAGGTAGTGAAATAATGGTAATCAACATAACTCCATCACTTTCAGCAGATATAGCAATAGTAAGTGATACTAATTTTCCAGTGCCTATGGGTTCACCGGTGTACATGCATGTTTCTTATACACAAGCTAGTGGAACAACCATTGGTACTATATTTAAATGGTATGTGAATGGGAATCATGTATGGGCGATAACGGGTTGTACCGGGTCGGAAGTACATTATGGAATTAATTTTGAACACTGTGATTTAAATAATAACGATGTTGTAAGATGTAGTATGATTACCGATTACTCTTGTTTAATAGGTCCTAATATAGTACCATCGAATGAAATAGAAGTGACAGTCTTAGAGTGTGACACAAGGTCATTAACTATACTTCATACGGAATTTTCTATTGATGGACAATTCGTTCAATTGTATAAGAGTGAATTAATTCCGCCAGATATGACTGGAGATTATATATGGTATGAACTTATAGGTGAAACATTAGTTTTTATATCAAACACGCATGAGATAGATCGTATAGAAATCCAAGTTAACGAACATCAAAAATTTGTGTGTACATTTAACTGTATTGATGGTTGTAATGTGAGATCAAATACTTTAGAGATACTTAAACCCTGCGTTAAAGATGGTTATCTTGAAATTTTTTATCCATCATTGGGTGGAATAACATACCCAAATGGGTATTCATGGGAACTCCAAGGTACTCATAGTTGTGCTCGATCTCTTTGGAAAGTTTCTTTAGTTAATAAATATAATTCTAATAAATCAATTATTATTGGTTATGCTAATATGAATAATATTGAACCATGTACTGGTATATATCCAAATCAATTGTGTAATTCTGAATATGGTCCTCCAACAGGATGGACAAATTGTTACAGATACGTTCAGGAAGGAACAGGAGTTACTTTAACTACAATTGAAAATTGGAATGATTTTCCACAATGTTCTGATTATTCTAATATCCATAATTTAACCGGAGATCAATCAAGATACTGGTTTCATAAAATAACACAAGATGAAATTAATAGTATAGGAAATAGTGTAAAAATACAAATTGATCCTTGTGATATGTATGGAAATCCAGGCGGTTATGGAACGTCAGGTAATTGTATTCCATCATACAATTGTTGGAAACAACATACAGACGCTGCATGTTTTGTTTTTAGAAAATCTACAGGTGAGATTGAGATTGTAGGTACACTTAATTTTAGTACTAATTCTATTTCACTAGAATGTCAGGAATGAAAGTTTTATAAAATTAATTTTCCCAATTTTCTTCACCGTATGGATCGAGTTCCTTAACTCTCATATCTAATATTTTAATTGGTTCGGTATGATATAGTATATATTTATTTCCATTATCATCTTCTATCAATAATTGATCGCTACCATTTTTCATTTGATTGAATCCTATTCCAGTGATGTATTTAGTAAATCTCATTTCTTTTCTCCCATTTATTGATTTACCGTTGAAACATAATAATTTATTTAAGAAATTATCTTCAAAAAAAGTCATAAAATCGTCTAGAAAAAATATTCTTGATTTTTCATTACTATCATATATATATATGCTTTTTTTATCTTTATTTTCTATTATAATTGGATAGAAATCATCACCATGTTTTTCAACTATTACATTTTTGACATCCAATATCTTCAAATCTCCTTTTTCATTTTTCGTGAGAACTAATCTTCCGATCAAATCTTTTTTCAGAGTTTCTATCATAGATTCACAAACATCTTTTTTGACCTTCATGATGCCTTCGTTTAGTTTGGATATATATTTTGATTTGTAACTTATTCTGCTATTTAAAACTTCATTTAATCCCGATGGATCTGGTTTAACCATACTGGTAGAATCATTTGATTCTTTTATATATTTGAAATATTTTTTCAACATGATGATATATATTAATATTTTTTTTTATAATTTTAATCATGATCGACATATTCATAATAATCGCCAGGTCCAAAATTTTTAAATCTATTTGTCAAATAATTCTTATCTTTAATAAAAAATTTAAAAGTATCCATATATGGATTATATTGAGGAGGACCGAAGTCTCTCTCAATATTAACTATCATTGTTATATTATTTTTATCAACATCAAATCTAGTTAAATACCCTTTCTTTTTTGCGTAGTCAATGAATAATTTATCTATATAATCTTCAGCACTATATACTCTATCCATATAAATTTTTCCTTTTGGTACATCTAATTTCCATAATAAGGCTCTACCGAGTAATTTATTTTCTTTGTTTTTAATAACTAACATTTTTATTTTATCTGGATTATCTGTGTATATAGGTAAACGCCTTTGAGATTTAACATGTTTCATACAAGACCCATGTAGAGATCCGCCACCATAAGCATAATTAACTTCCCAAAACCATTTAGCCATATCAATTCCTTTGTATATTTTAAAATCGCATAAATAATTTTCACTTAGATTATAAGAAAATTTATATTCGTTTGTATAGTCTTGAATCATTCTTTGATTTTCCTCAGGTACAATTTTTTTAATAAATCCACCAATTCTCATATTTTGACGCATTTGTGTTATCCAAACATCATTTTTGTTTTCCAATTTATCAAAATTTCTTCTACTCAAACAAGAAATAGTATCGTTTCTATTGGTTTTATCGATGAAAGAAACATCAGTATAATATATTCTTTCATAATCTAAAAGAAATTTTAAATTATACGATAATATATTTTTAAAATTATTTGAATAAAAAACTGGAAGATTTTTCGATGATTCATTATCAAAAAACGGTTTTACCCAAGAAGGATCAATTAAAAACCAACCATTTTTAGTTTTTATTTCACCTCTCAAGTCGTGCAATTTGTCACTGAATCTATTTAAAAATTCAATTCCGTTATTTCTTAATATACCAACGTGATTGTGAGTTTTTAAATCATCAATATTGCCAACACACACAACAGTATCACCAGGTTTTGGTTTCATTTCGGATTCAAAAATTTTATATGATAATATCATTTATTATAATAGTTTTTCAATTTTTTTTATATATTAATTTTTAAAAGTGATAATTATTATCATAAAATAAAACTTTATAAAGAATTAGACATAAAATAAATAAAAAATTTTACATGATAAAAGTTTTAGTTTTGTCGAGTGATAATGATGGCGTGGGGTATTATAGAAACTATATGCCACATCTATCAATAAACGATCCAGATTTCGATATTGAAATTCGTCTTTTAATGGATTCTACATTAAATTTATTGGATGAAAATTATATGAGACAATTCAATATATTATTTTATAATAAATCAATTCCATTTGCAAAACCAGAATATTTTTTGGCTTTTATGGATATTATTAAAAGAAATAATATAAAAATAATTTTTGATATAGATGATTATTGGATTTTAAACTCTTCCCACTTAAATTATGATATATGGAAGAAATCAAAGGCATATGAAAGTATTATTAAAAGCATAAAAGAAGCAGATTGTGTTACTACTACAACATCTTTATTTTCAAATAGGATTAAAGAAGAAAATCCAAATGTGGCGGTACTGGAAAACGCTGTTAATCTAGAAGAACAACAATGGATCTTTAATAGAAGACCATCTGATAAAATTAGATTTTTATGGGGAGGAGGAATAAGTCACATGCCAGATTTGAGATTATTGAAACAAAGCTTTGAAATGTTTGATAAAGAATTCCTTAAAAAGTCGCAAGTTTTTGTATGTGGTTATGATCTAAGGATCAGAACTCCTAAGGGGATGATTATGAGAAGTGATCCTAGAACAAATCAATGGACATTTTTTGAAGATATTTTTTCTTTTAAGGGTAAATATATAACAAATAATAATCATAGAACATATCTAAATACTTTTGATGATACTAATTATGGAATAAACGAAGAATTCATAAACGAATTTTATCAAAGACGCTGGACACGACCCATATTGACTTACGGACATATGTACAATGAAGCCGATGTTTGCTTAGCTCCCTTAAAAAATAATAATATGTTTAATTATTATAAATCGAATTTAAAGATTATAGAATCCGGTGCACATCATTGTCCTATAATTGCGTCAAACTATGGACCTTATACTATCGATGATATTGAAGGAAAGAAAGACGGTAAGCAAAAAGGATTTTTAATCGATGAAGATAAACCAAAGATGTGGTATGAGAAGATGAAGTTTTATTCTGATAATCCTGATGTTGCCAGAGAGCACGGCGAAAATTTATATGAATATGTAAAAGAAAATCTATGTATTAATATTGTTGGAGAAAAGAGGAAAAAACTTTACAAAAGTTTAGTTGAAAAATAATTATTTAATTTTTCAATTATATTTTCATTGAATCTAATTCTCAGAATATTGATTTTATTATTTTCACAAAAATTATTTTTTATAGAATCTCTTAATTTATTTTCTTTCAATAATTTTTCACCTCCAAATTTTTTTACTGGTATGAAATGTTGTTCGCCGTCGTACTCTATACAAGCGTTATAAGATGGTAAATAAAAATCAAAATATAAACATTTTCTATATTTACACTCATTGAAAGATTTTTGTTCTTTAAATTTAATATTTTTTTCTATAAGATATTTTCTTATTGCTTTTTGGCCTTTACTGTCGTGTTTACAAGTAGGACAACCATTTCCGTGTGAGTGATTGTATGCTATTTGCTTGAAAAATCCGTGTTTTTTGCATTTTATTTCCACTATCGATCTTTGATTCACATAAGTTTCTTTTACTTTAGAATAGTCATATATGTCACCATGTTTCATTTTTGAATTTTCAATAAATCTATCTGCACCTATGATTAGTTTATCAAACCCACATTTAACACATCCTTTACCGGTAAGATGCCCATCTATCCTTTGTTCAAAAATTCCGTGTCTTGGACATATTATCTTTACTTTTTGTTTATTATTCTTTATGAAATCGATTAAACTATAGTCGTAATAGTTATCGTGTAATGTAGATGATTTTTCAATAAAATCTTTTAATTGTATCTTAAAACATTTAGGACATCCGCTCACGTAGTGAACCGATGGTGTTTGTTCAAAAATTCCGTGAATGGGACATAATATTTTTATTTTTGTAATGTTATTCACATATTCCACTAAAGAATAATCATAAACTGATCCGTGTTTTTTCATAAACTTTTCAATACATTCTTCTTTAGTTTTTCTTACCATATAATTTTAAATAGATATATTTAAAATTATATATTCAAACTGAGAAGTTGATTTTTAATTTTTTAAAACTATTATTTGATTTTATTATACAATGATAACGATCAAAAGAATATGAAAAATCACACTTCATATGTTAATATATAAAAGTAAAAAAGGAGGAAAATAATGTTAATAGTGACGTTAAAAAATGGTTTGACAATAGATAGGGCTCTTAAAATACTTAAAGGAAAAGTAGCTAAAACCAAACAAATGAAAGAATTAAAAGATAGACAAGAGTACGTAAAACCATCAGCTGAACGCAGGAATCAAATAAAAAAAGCAATTTATATTCAGAAATTAAAACAAGAAGAGGAAAATAATGATTAATAAATTTAAATTGAATCCTATAACAAAAAGAGTGTTTTTAGACATATTTTTACGAAAAGAAAAAAGGATATTTAATTCATCACGATTCAATAAAATAAAAGAAATATAAAAAAAACATTAATATGCCAAATAAAGTAGATCAACAACATAAAGATACCATTAAAAAAATATTAAAATGTGGAATCCATAAAATGGATAGAACGAAAACCGGAACAATATCATTGTTTGGGCATCAAATGCGTTTTAACATGGATGAAGGTTTTCCTTTGCTGACTCTTAGAAAAATTCATATTAAGTCCGTCATACACGAACTCTTATGGTTTCTTGGCTCTTATGATCAAGATAAATATGGATCATTCGGTAATACAAATATAAGATACTTATTAGATAATGGCGTGACATTTTGGAGTGATTGGCCTTATAAAAAATACATGAAAAGCAGAGAATATCGTCCAGAACTACCAGATTTCACTATGAAAGAATTCGAATCAAAAATTATTTTAGATGATGATTTTGCCAGAGAATTCGGTTCAATTGGTCCTGGTTATGGTAAACAATGGACGAATTATGGTGGATATATTGAGAAAAAAAGAACGGGTGATCAATTGGATTTGATTGTTCACGAAGGAGTGAACCAAATAAATTATCTCATAGAAGAATTGAAAAAAAATCCAGACTCGAGAAGATTAATTTTAGACGCATGGAAAGCTGATGAGATTAATGATATGTTATTACCACCATGCCATTTAATGTTTCAATTATATTCTCGTAAAATGAACAACGAAGAAAGATTACATTCTTATTCAAAATGGTTAGTTGATAATAAACTACCGTTGAAACCAATGTCAGAACACTCTGATTTTCCGAATAGAAAATTATCTATGCAAATGTATCAAAGGAGCTGCGATTTTGCCTTAGGAAGTCCATTTAACGTTGCCGAATACGCGTTATTATTACACATGATAGCTAAAGTGGTTAACATGTTCCCGAGTGAATTAATAATTAATTTTGGGGATGTGCATATTTACAATAATCACATAGAACAAATGAAAAAACTTTTAGAACGCACAGGTTATGATCTTCCTAAATTAATCCTAAATCAAAATATTAAAAATATTTATGACTTTAGATATGATGATATAATTATTGAAAATTATAAATCACATGCTAATTTAAAAATGGAAGTATCGGTTTAATTTTAGTTTATCAATGACTTTTTAACCACATCTTTTTGATGTGGTTTTTTTATTTTCTGTTTTTTCTTTTTTATATATAGTATCATAAAATACGAACAATTCGTGAGTGAAAAATAAAAGATTATAAAAGATTTAAAAATATAAAATGATAAAAAATTTTAGAACATTTGAACAATTAAGTAGACAAGACATTGACCCTTATGGTGAGGAAGATTGGAACGACGATAACGATACACCTATAATAACGTTAGCCAAAAAACAAAATATGCTATTAGATCAAATAAGGAGTTTATATTGTTATAATAATGAATTAACTAGTTTAGAAGGAATTGAATATTTAACGAATTTAGAGATATTATATTGTTATAATAATGAATTAACCAGTTTAGAAGGTATTGAACAATTAACGAATTTAAAAATATTATTTTGTAATACTAATCGATTAACTAGTTTAGAAGGCATTGAACATTTAACGAATTTAAGAGAATTATATTGTTCTAATAATAAATTGACTAGTTTAGAAGGCATTGAACATTTAACTAATTTAAGAGAATTGGATTGTTCTTATAATCAATTAACTAGTTTAGAAGGGATTGAAAGTTTAACGAATTTAAGATATTTAAAATGTTCTAATAATAGATTCACCCAAGAATATAAAAATTATTTAAAATCATTAAAAATAAAGGAAATAAGGATAAATTGATAAAAAAAATAATAACAAATCAATATGGAAAATTTAAAAAGTTTTGAAGAATATATGTATAGAATGGATCCAAAAACTAAAAAAGAAAGATCTGATAGATCAAGAGAATGGTTTATTTTGAAATTAGTTAAATTGGGAGAAGATAAAAAAAGATTACAAAATATGCCAATTGAAAAATTAGGAAGATTATACGCGTCAAAAAATAAAAAATATTGATATGGAAAAATTGAAAAAATTCAAAGAATATGATAAATTGAAAGATTATTATATCAATAAATTAGTAGAATTTGGCGAAAAAACAGATAAATTAAAAAACATGACAATAAAAGAATTGATTAAAATTATTAAAGATAAAAAATTAGTTCAATTGAAAGAAGTAAAAAATAAGAAAAGATATGGAAAAATTGACTCAATTATTTGAATCTCAAAATGATATAATAAAATTAATAAATTTTCCTGATAATCGTCAATCTACAGATTATACATGTGCAATAGCTGCAATTGATACAATATTAGCATATTATGGCATTGACACTAGAGAAATGGAAGTAGCCAACTTTTTAGGTTCAAACGAACAAAAAGGCACTGACATGAATAAAGTTATTAAATATCTAAATATGAACGGACTTCAAACTAATTGTAGAGAAAATATGACAATTAATGATTTAATTTATTATATAAATAGGGATATTCCGGTATTGGTTTCTATACAGGCATGGGGTAATAAGACAGATTATACTGAGGAATGGCAATGTGGGCATTATACGGTTGCAATCGGATATAGTAAAAATAGATTAATATTCAGTGAACCTTCTCTATATAATTTGGGATATTTAACATATTCTGATTTTATGAAAAGATGGCATGATAGAGATGACGTGAGAGATTATATTAGATTTGGTATTGCCGTATATGGAAAACCCCCAAAATACAATAAAAATGAAATAATTAAAATAGGATAAATGAAAAATTATTTAACTTATATAAACGAATCTATTAAATATCAATTTACAATAGAACAAATTCAAAACAAATTTCAAACATTTGAAAATAATCGATACTATGGTCCTGTTTGTGCATATTTAATGGATATTTTAAAAAATAATAGAGTTATTATTGATGTCTATAGAACAACATCTAAAAATTGTTCCCTTCAACAAAAATATTCGATTTATGTGATGGATGTCATTAAACCAGATAACCACAATTATACATTTATAGACGAAAACGGATACGAATATGAACCAATTTACAATAGGAAAATATCTTGTTATTTGGACGAAAATGAATATAATAAAAGAAAAGAAAAATGTAAAGCGTTTTACGATAAAAAAGAAAAAGAAAAAGAAAGATTGAGATTGAAATATCGTGATGTTGATCCTTATGGTGAAGAAGAATGGGAAAACGAAAACAAAATTTACGAAAGTAAAGACGATTTTAATGTTGGAGATGTGGTAGTATGTAACGGAAGAATGGACGACATTTTATTTAAAGGTGAAATTGGTATTATAACATGTATTACACTTGCTGTCGCAACTGTCAAATTTAATGTAAGATTCGATGATTGTTTACACGATGGCAGCAATAATGATGATTATACTAGATCTTCATATTATATATACCTTAATCGTTTAAAAAAAGCGAGTGAAGATGATATTAAAAAATGGAAAGAAGAACAAGAAAGAATAAAACAAAAAAAAGAAAAAATGAAATTAAAACATGTAATAGACGATCCATACGGTGAAGAAGAATGGATTGATGAAGAATTCACAAGTGAAAATAAATTATATGAAAATTTCAAACCTAAATATGTCAATTTAAATACTATAATTGCAGATTGTAAAGGCGATGCAACTTTGGCCGAAAAAAACATAAAAGATCTTTTACTTGGAGAAACTTGTATTTGGTACACTAAAGCCAACGTTATTAAAAACATGATGGTTAATAGTGTTGAAGTAAATAATGTATATCAAGTTTATCTTAATGGGCATTCAGTAGATAAAGAAATGAAAGTTGAAATTATCAACTTATCAAAAAAAGATAATGATATTTATGTTGTTGGATTTCCAAGCGGCGAAGTTATTTTTTTAAAAAAAGATCAAATAGAAAAATTAAAAAATGAAAAACTTATAAAATATTCTAACATTGTAGGTGTTTATGGTTTCATGTTTTATTTTAACGATACAGACTATCACAAAATTAAATCTTATCTTGATTCAAATTATAAAAAACCTCAGAAAAGTCAAATTATAGGACTAGAACCAAAATTGAATTATTTTATCGGAGATGTTATAGTTTGTAAAGGATATTCTAATATGCTAGATATCGATAATAAGATAGCAACAATAAGACATAAGGTTAAAAAGTCAATGGGCGATTCCTATAGTTATTTAGTGGAATTCAATTTTAAGTTGCATGGAGACAAAGGAGGGAGCGATGGCAATTTTTTGTGGATAAATATAGATAATATTAAAGGAATCTATAAGGATATCGAAAAAAAAATTGAAGATCTTGAAGATCACGAAATCGATGATGAATATCATATTAAAAATCTATTTAAAAAAAATGATAAGTAATTTTTCAACGTATATAAAAGAAAATATCGATGATGATTTTAAAATTGGTGATAAAGTCGTTTTAAGAGGAAACGCTGATGAACGTGAATTAGATGGATTAATTGGAACTATAGACAATATAACTTATGACTCTGATGTTCATACTAATATTTTTAATGGTGAAATAGTAGCATTTTATAGATATTTTGGTAAATTATATTATATAGAAGAAATCAATTGGTGGGTGAGCCCACATAATATGAGAAAAATTAAAGATTTTAAAAAAATAGAAAATCCTGAAATAGATCCATATGGCGAAGAAGATTGGGGATGGAAAATTGAAGAAATATAAAAAATAAAAAATATCAAATATGAGAGTAAATGAAAGTTTTAATCCTTATTATGAAGAATTTAAATTGGAATGGGGAGAACCTGGTAAGGGGTATAATACATTTATTGCACTGAATTTTACAACAATTGTAAATTTTATTAAAGAAAAAAATATAAAATCCCCTTATAATATTAAAGGTTGGATAAATAATAAATGGGAAAATATAATTTCCGAAATTTAATAAGAATGAGTAAGTCGATTTTTATAAACGGTAGAGAACTTAAACCATACATATGGAATTTGTACAACGGTCATAAAACAAATGACATAGATTACTATTATAGTCGTATGTTCGAATCAGGTCTAAAAATAGAAGAACTTGGTAAAATAGAAGATCTTTCTATTTTTCATGTTCAAAATGATCACGAAAAAGGCAGACCAAATATATTAATCATGGGCGGAGTTCACGGCGAAGAATCCGGTGGACCCTGGGGAATACTTAATGTTATTATGAAATTAAAATTGATGAAAATTCATGTTAACATATCTTTCATTCCAATTATGAATCCTTTTGGTTTTAGTAAAGGAATAAGATTTAATGCTGATTTAAAAAGTATTAATTCGGGATATTTTAGAACAAAATCAGGAAAACCAGAAATTACAGAAGAAGGAAAAATATTAAATAAAAATTTTATTAGAATTAGCGAATTAGCTAAAAACGGATTTCTGTCTTGTCATGAAGATGTAAATGAAAAACATTTTTTTATTTACGAATTAATAAATGATGCAAAACCTGATTTTTTTTGTCAAGAACTACAAGAAATAGGAAATCGATATTTTGGAAAAAAACCTGATGGTAAAACATATCAAGGCAAAACTAAAGATGGAGTAATATTAAATGAAAGGGATGGTACTATTGATGATTATCTTTTTACTATAGGTAATGTACATAGATCAATAACGATAGAAACTCCAGCGACAGACGATATAAATAAAAGAGTGTATGTTCAAGAACAATTAATAACAAAATTTATTGAATTATATAATGTCGGAAGATTTTTTATTTAATTAATCCCCTTTTTAAATTTTCTCATTTTTTGAAATTTCCCAAGACCAACTAAATCGATCATTGTATTTTCACGTTCTTTTTTCTTTTTAAATTCCTTTTTATATTCTTCTGGGGGAGCATTTTTTTTCAAATTAGTAAAATAATCAAATACAGATATTTCTTTCATGTCATTGTTTCCACATTTACGACAATTAGCTGGTAGTTCATTAAAAGATGTAAATGTATTATTGCATTTATTACATATATAATATGATGTTAGGGTTTCCATTGTGGTTGAATTAATCGAACCAATTTGTTTGGCTTCATATGACTTAAAATCCATTATATTATTCATTATTGTGTTGTTTTTTAATTATATATTAAAAAACATTTTTCATTTTCTGTTTATATCATATTGTTCAATTAATTTTTCAATTGAAATTGGTTCATAACCAACACAATCTACTCCGACGTTAAAAGCTCCGTTAATAACGTCAGATAATATTCTTTCGTGAATGTGACCATATAAACAAATAACATTATCTGATGTTGGATAATGCGGATAATGACTTAAAAGAATTGTATAGTTTTTTCCTTTATATTCATAAGTAAATTCATAATTATATTTCCACCACTCAATTAATTTGGAGTTTAATAGATTATTTAGTTCGTCTGAACGATCATGATTACCTTTAATCATATATTTTTTACCGTTCAATCTGGACATAGCATCCCTTATTCTTCTCTTAGTATTTTTAAAAGAAAAATCACCCAATATGTAAATTTCGTCTTCTGGTTTAACTATTTTATTCCATGTTTCTGTCATGTGTTTGTTCATAGAATGAACATCGCTGAAAGGTCTATTACAAAAACGAATAATGTTGGTGTGCGATATGTGCAGATCAGATGTAAAATATATCATAATACAAAATTAATGATTTTTTTATAAAATAAAAAATTATATATTTAAATTCAATGATTTTTTCCAATAAAAGATTTTTTTATTTTATATATAATAATAAAAACAACATGGATAATATTATGAATTTTGATCATTTCTATCATGAAAAGAAGAAATCTTTTGATGGATTAAAAGAAGGATTAAATAGTGAAGGAATATGGCATATGCAGACAAATTGTTGAAGATATGAGATTTTATCACGGAAGAGAAAATGAAAATCCGCTAGAAACCATACCAGAATTTTCCAGAGGAAAATATTGGTCAATTGATAACTCTTCGAGTGAAGATTTAATTGATATTTATCGTGAAGATCCAGAAGACGATAGTTTCGTTTTGATGCCCAAAAAAGACGTGATAAGACTTTGGTTTGTTTCTTATAATGAAGATGATACATTTAAACCTAAACGTATAAGGAGGGTAAATCCACGAGACTTATTTCAGATTTAAATCCAGACATAATGATACATATTAAAAAATTCAATGAATTATACGCATTTAATACCAGAATGCCTCTGAGTAAGGATAAATCCCCTTATTGTTCTGACATGGAATCAAGAGGATATAGAATCAATTATTTGGATCCAAATGGGTCTGAAAGATTTGCTTTTGATAAAAATTTTGAAATAGATGACGATGTTTATTGGTTGGGTGAAGATACACCAGAATATAAATTCGGTAATAAATATGTAGTCGATCAAAATATAATAAATATTAAAAATACACAACCATTCTATAATTTATATTGTAGATGTAATCCTTCACCAAATAAAGTTGAACAAGAAATCATTAAAAAACGAAAAATGGAAATTATTAAAAATCAAGAAAAATCTAAAAGAAAATTAATTTCAAGATATAAAAACAAAAAAAAATAAAAAAAATTAATATATAAAGAAAATAATTGTTTTCATGAATAATATAAAAAGATATGAAGAGTTTGTAAACGAAGGGTTGTATGATTTCGTAAATAAAAAAATGAATATAAATGATTGGGCATCATTATTCATAACAAGTATATTTGGAAGTTTTTGTTGGTTTGGATTATTATTAGATAATGTTATTGTGAAAGATCTTTTTAGAGCGATCGCTTTAGTTTCTTATGTTCCATTATCATTAAATTTAATTTTTAAAGTATCATTAAAGAAATTATATAATAATTTAAGATCAATTGGTTTATTAGGTATTACTAATAAAAGATTTAAAGTTATCGAGGGTTTAATAGAAAAATATCCAGATATCGAGGAAGAATTAAGAAATATTAAATTGCAATTGATTGAATCAATTAAAAAAAATAACAATGAGCAAATATCCTCTTGTATAAATGATATTTATATATTATCTAAAAATTTGAAAAAAAGAGAAAAATTATCAAATGTTTTTAATTTGACAGATGAAGAAAAAGAAATTATAAAAAAAACCAAGATCAAAAGAAAAATAGTAGATCCATACGATGAAGAAAAATGGGAAGATAAATAATCTTCATCTGTAAAAATTTTTATACATGTATTATTTAGGTAAATATATCATATTAGTTTTACCAACAGTATCATTATTGTAAAACACTTCAATAATATCTTTGTTTATATCATCTCTTAATGAATATTCCTTTTCTCTTACCATATTGATCGATGTACTACAACAGCATGATAAAATCATAACAATGATAATCATTAAACAACATTCTGTGTGATTGAAATTTATTTTCATGTTTATTTATATATTAAAATTAATTTTTCATCTATTAATATTCCCCCCAATCTTCTTCACCATAAGGATCTTCGTCTGTAAAAATTTGATTCATTATTTTGGTTGGTTTTTTTACTTCTTCTCCTCCTAAATGATAATGTAAAATATAATGAAAATGATTTATTATTATATCCACATCGACTATTAAATGTTGAATATCGACAATAATATCAGGATTATTTGTTTCATTACATATTACTTCATAGTTTATATCATCGTCAAGAAATTGTCTTTTTTGTTCTTCAATTTTCATTGATATCCCATCAACAATTTCTTTTCTGGTTCGTGATGTGTTAAATCGATGATTATACAACATCAAATATTCTGATATAGTGTTATTCATCATTGAATATGCTAAATCAGATGACATTTTATATTTCTCTATTAAATTTGATTCTCGTTTTTTATTTTCACCATTCTTCTTCACCATAAGGATCTATTTTTCTTATACTTTTTATTTTATCTGGATTATCAATAAATTCAAATATTAATTTTTCTAATTTATTTATGATTTTTTTAGAATCTTCTAATTCTTTTTTAAGGTTATAGATTTCTGATCTCATATTATTAATATCAATTATAGTGTTGTAATCTAAATAATATGATTCAACAGATTGTTCAACTGGTTGTTCATATGTTTTGAAAACATCTGTTGAATCATTAGTCCAAGTAATATTATCATACGTGATTGTATAATTCATGATTCATCCTCCTCCCTTTCTATTTTTGGTTCAACATAATTTTCATCTTCTTCCATATTATTTCTTTGTTCTCTTTGATGAAAATACGTCAATAATAATAAGAACAATATTAATCCAATTACTAAAATAAAAACTATCATATATACCTCCTTTGTTATTTTTTTCTATAAATGTCCATTTGATAAAACCAAATAATTGTTAAGAGAAAAATGACAATTCTCTCAAACTCATTATTACCGACAACATTTGTGAAATAAAAAATTAATGTCACTACAAAAGCCAATAATGTATTTATAATAAAAACATTCCAATCACTTTTCATATTTCTTTTAACCTAAATCGTCACCGCAATTTTTACATCTCATATTTGGTTCACTACCGGGATTATTCCACCAGACTCCACTTCGATGACCATTTGCTCTACACCAGAATCTTGTCCATCCTGATGCATAACCCTTAGAATACCAATCTGGTTTTTCTAATAAATATTTCCACCACCATTTATCAAACCATTGAAATCCAAATAATCTTCTTATTTGAATAATTTTTTTTCTTATTTGCATAATTTTTTAATTTCAGCTAATACATTATAATAAAAATCTTTAAAATTATAATTTATATTAATTTCAGGTCTTGACAATTTTGTTTGAATTTCAATATCCATTTTTCTTTCATATCCTTCGTCTATACCAACAACAATCGGTTTATTACTCGATAATCCAAATTTACCATATTCCAATAAAACAATTGGATTAAGAGAACCTTTAGCAAACCAGTAACTAATTATATCTGATTTTTTCAATTTGCAATGTTCCCAATTAATTTGTTTGATAATTTCATCCACTTCATTGTGGAAATATTGTCTTCTAGGATTATATACTACTACGTTAGAAAGATAATCGTGTATTTTATTTTCACTATCTATTAACAATCTTTCTATCAAATCTGATTGCCAATCTCTCACGTTTGTAATACCACCAGCTAAAAATAATTCAATTGGAGATTTGATCAACAATTCTTTTGGCGATTCGACAATTTGTATCATGAGATTTATATTAAAAAATTAATCTTTTGTTTTTCTTTTTCTTGGTTTTGAGTAAGGAATATATTTTTCAATTCCTTTTTTTTCTATACAATCTAAACAATGTAAAACTTGACAATTGATTCTATTAATCCAATAAATATCTTTATCTGGAAACTCACCAAGACAAGACATGCAAATTTGATTTTCTCTCTTTTTCATTTTTTATTTTTTATTCGTTCCAATCTTCTTCACCATAAGGATCTTCTGGTGTAAATATTCTTTTTATTTCTATTTCTTTTAACTCAACGATATTATCTTTTACTGATATGATTCCTTTGTCATCAGGTTCTTCTCCATAATAAAAAATTTCACCATTCAATTTAATATCCCATTTTTTAAAAAAATGTTTTATGAGATATTTTAGCCAATGTTCATATTCATAAAATTTTTCATAACCGTTCCATTCCAGCCCGGTTCCGTCTTCAGTAATAACCCACTGACACCACAAACTCGGTTGACAATCTCCATCGTTAATTCTTCTTCTATTTTCATTAAAAATCCTCGCCATTTCTAACGCTGGTCTTTCATCTTTTCTAATAGAAACGTAGGACATTTGACCAGGTGGGACATTATAATCAACGATAGAGTCGTCATATTTTTGACCATTAAGACCATCATCTACAGCAAAATATTCACCATCGACACCATATATTTCTTCCGGTGTATATCCATCGGCAAAGGGATTTCCGCCTTTTCCATTATATAATTCCATTAATTTGACGACATCGCGTTTCATTCTACGTGTACGTGATATCAAGTTAATATAATTTTTTTCTTCTGCGGTTGCTGGTCGGCTAAAATTTAAAGTACCTTGAAATTCTGTAGTATAACCCATATGTTTTTATTATTATATATTAATTATTTGGACCAATCTTCTACACGATTTAAATATCTAGTAACGAAAATAGATAATATATAAGAACCGAATATAATCATCAATATTTTTATCATAATCCTAAAATTTTATTAATTATAATTTGATTATCATTATCTGTTTTATCATATTTGAAAATGTTGATATGAATATATTCAACAAGTTCAAGCATGTCTTTTCTATTTTTCATAAAAATATAATCACCACTATCAAATTTGACAATATTTTTATATTTTTTATCGTATAGAGTGATTTGAACAACATCTCCAGTTGTTATTCCGAGGGCGAATTGATTATAAAAATAAGTAATTTTATAGTCATCGTCATTATATACAAATGACATATTTGGATGATCCGATGAAATTATATTTACTTTATCTTTATTATTTGTGATGTGTTTTTTAACTATTTCAAATAGTTTACTTCTTTGTTCTAAATTTAATTTCATAAAATAATTTTTAAGAAAATCTATTTTAAAATGATTAATAATATCGTCAGATATAATACTATGAATGACCATAGTATAATTGGAATTTTATTTATCTTTAAGTTATCTATTAATTTTTTCATATAATTTTTATTTATTTGTTTTTTTGTCCATTAATTTTTGAATAGAATCAGCTTTAGAGTATTCCACTTTCATTATAGAATCGGCGCCGTATTTACAATAAACGTGTGACCAATAAGATTCCGGATATTCAAAACTTGTTGTTATACTATATGTATTATTAATATTATCGTAATCGATAACTTGTTTAATTTGTCTATTGTTCGTAGAACATGACAAAATAAAGATAGTTGTTAAAGTTAAAAATATTTTTTTCATGATTGATTTTTTATTTTAAAAGATGTAGAATGAATTTCAAGAAATATCCAAGACAGACTATTGTTCCATATAAAAGAAATACGAATATCCAATTATATGACATCCATTTTGGTCTTTTGCTTTCTATATTTTTTATAAAAATATAAGATGCATTTATAGAAAGAATTAAAAATATAATTGCTAATATTAAAATTATTATATTCATATGTTTCTTATGTTTAATTCTGTTATAGGTCCTAATATTTTTCCACAATCTGTACAAATCTCAGTTATATTGTAAGAATCAAATGAATTTAATAAATATCCAATTTTCTTATTATTATGTGGACATTTATCTCTCAATTCTTCAATTTCTTTGTTGAGATCGTTTTTTATTTTATTTATTTCATTTATCCTGTTTAAAATTTTTTCGATATCATCTTTTTTCTTTCTCTTTAATCTCATTTTTTCTTTCGTTTATTTTTATGTTCATTTCGATAAGATTATATTATTAGTTTTATAATTTGTTTTTATTAATCGCATTTTTTAAATTATCTACTAGCAATAAAATTCAACAATTCTATATTCACTTGGTTTCACGTCGTAATTATACTTTTTATTTTTTTTATTTTATGTGAGCTATATTATCCTTTAATTCAAACTCATATGTTTCTCCATCAATGAGATTCTTTTCAGAAACATAATCATATTCATAATCCTGGGGATAATCTGTTTGAACACGTGAAAACCCATTTTCCCAATTACCTCCCGTTAAATAATTGATAAATGGTGTACTATACTTGATTTTATTATTTTTAAATATTCCTGTCATTCTTTTTTTTTATTTTTATTAATCACACCAATTTTCCTCATCGTAAGGATCTATTTCTTTATATTTTTTATATCTATCTATATCACTATCAATGAATTTAAGTTTTTCCTGTAAATCAATAATGATTTTTTTCATTTTAATAATTTCAGAATTTAGATCTCTTTCGATTTTTTTCTTTTCGGTTTTTAATTCATCATTTTCTTTTATAAGAGCTTTAATTGTGTCAATTAAAGAATCATTATTCGATGTCTTTTTTTCCTGTGGTTCGCTTCGCTTCCAGCAGTATGGTTGATAATTATTGTCACAATAATTATCGTATTGCAAAGAATACCAATGTTTTCCCCAATTTCCATATGATTCCAACGCTTTTAATTTTATTTTTTCTATAAAATCTTCATCCCGATATTTAATAATATCATCATTTTCTTTCTCTATTTCTCTTACCACGTCTTCATCGGTATTTTGATTTTCATTTTTAAAATTTTCGACATCTTGATTTGATGATTTTTTACCGTATTTTAATAATGTATTCATATTTTTTTTATTTTACAAGATTTTTTTAAATTTTTTTTTTCATATTATTGATTATTTCTTCGGCTCTATAAGCGTCCTGGATATTCATTTTTTTAATAACAATATCTTCTCCGCCAAAACTGGAAATAGTTAAAATAGTACCAATTAATGATGCTTCCACTTTTACTGCAGCAACATTATTAATGCCTATCGTCATTGTGTTTTTATTTAATAAACTTTTATTTCTTTTGCTATATCTGATGTTATTTTCGTCTATTTCTAATACGTAAGGACAAAGAATTGGTCCAAATCTAGTAATATCTGATGTGAATTTATAATACATGATTAAATTTCTTTACAAGATTCATTTTTATATTTATTAAGCCATTCTGCAAAAATATGTCTATGACAAAATTTGTTTTTAGCACACCAACATAAAAATATTTTTTCATTATAATCTTCAATTATTTCTCTTGGATTAATTTTTTCTAATATTTCATAATAAAGTAAAGTATATTGTCCATCTGTTATTTTATTATTTTTGTGATTCATTATCATATCCCAAGTAGGAATAAGAGGATAAAAAATTTCACCATTAAAAAATTTTGGTGTACCCCTAGCAATAGACACACATTTGTCTTTGTCTAATTTCTTCAAATTCGCGAAATTACTAGTATAGACCATATTAATAATAATAATTCTTTTTACAAAGATAAATATTAATTCTTAAAATAAAAAATTTTCAATAGGAAATAAAACTTATTGTTGATTTATATTTATATAAGGAAAAAATAAGTTTGTTATGAAAATATCCGTTATAATGGCTAGTTTTCTTAGTATGCCTGGAAGACAAAATTTAGATCTAAAATTCAAAAGAGCCGTTAATTCGTTTTTGAATCAGACATATGAAGATAAAGAACTCATAATAGTTTCTGATGGCTGTGAAATAACTAATAGATTATTTAATGAAAATTTTTCAAATAAACCAAATGTAAAACTCATCCCTATACCAAAACAACCATTATATTCTGGTATAATGAGAAATATAGCATTTGAAGTGATCAACGGTGATATTGTTACTTACTTGGATGCTGATGATGTAATAGGCAAAAACCATTTAAAAATAATACAAGAACAATTCGATATAAATAAATACGATTTCGTATATTATAATGATTATATGACATTAAATAAAGAATTTTCAAAATTACACGTTAGAGTAGTCGAACCAAGATGGGCGTCAATAGGTACATCTAGTATAAGTCACAAGTCTCCAAAGACACTGAAAAATGGAGAATATCTTAAATTTTCTACAGGATATGGGCACGATTTTATATATTTTATGAAATTGTCTTCTCTTGGATATAAGTTCAAAAAATTGGATAAAATGCCAGAATATATTGTATGCCACTATAAAAATGCCGATTTTTAACAGATAATCTCGTCGAATTGAGATGCATTGAAAAACTACAACTATATTTTAATACTAATGATTTTTTTGAAAACTTTTCGATTTTAATTATATAAATAATATATATAAGTTCACATAAAAAATAAACCATAATATGATAAATAATTTTAACGATTTCATTGGCGGAGGATCAAGAGAATCTTCAAACATTAAAAAACCGTCTTATATCTATGTAATGGAATACATAATGAGTAAAGATAATTATTTTGATGAATTAAAAGATTATATAATCAATTATGATGACGATGATAGTGATTATGAGGACGAATCATCACAAGATTTTTTTATGAAAAAATTAAAAAATCTTGCAATAAAAGATAATTTTGACGAAATAGAAGAAATGATTTCTTCGTTTGATGAATACTTGGAAACAGATTCAGATTATGATGAAGATGATGATGATTTTGAAGAAAAAATGTATAATTCCGACATTGACTATTCGTTAGACCCAGATGACGATATAATCGAAGAAATAGAAGAAGATATAGAAAATTCAAATTTGAGCGAACAACTAAAGGACTTTTTGAAAGTAGATATAGAATTCGAAGATTTGGGGAAAGATGAAAATGATGAATTTGAATCACTTGGTATTAAAGATATCGATTTTGAAATTAAAAAAGATGATGAAGAAGAAAAAGAAGATGATGAAGAAGAAAAAGATAAAAAAGAAGATAAAGAAGATGATGAAGAAGATAAAGAAGATGATGAAGAAAAAGAAGATGAAGAAGATAATATAAATGAAATTTAATTGTGTAATGTGACGCTGCATCACCGCAATTTCAAAAAAAAAGAGGGCATTTTGCCCTCTTTTTTTTTAATTTAATCAGAGAAAATAGTAAATGTCATTATTTTTAAAAATGTGAATAATTTTTATTGTTTAAATTCAAATAAATATAAATAAATAATCCAAAATATCATTAATAAAATCCAATATTCAATTGCTATAATATATGATTTCCAATCTTCTTTCTTGCTTATTTTATTTAATTTCCAACCCTTAAAGGTGACAACTATTAATGCGATACTAAAAATAGTACCAAATAATATACTTAATCCGATTAAAACAATAATGAAATTTTTCATATTTTATAAATATTTCCAGAACAATATGAATTATCAAAAGTTTAATACAAAAATAATAATTTTTTACTGAATAAAAAAATTATTTAAATAAAAAACAGTCAAAAAGTATCCTTAAAAAAGATTTTTTTATGCACTTTGAAATTTAATATATAAAAGAAAAATAAAATTTAAATGGCAAGTTGTCCCCTATATAAAAGATTAAGAGAGAAGGGTACCACATTTATTTCATTTCCTTCGGCTGCAAATGATGTGAATTCTTCATCACAAGATAATTTACAAGTAACAAAATTCGTTTTACTAAATATTCCTAGAAGTGACGGTATAGATAAAAGTTCTGGTGGAAAAGTTTTAAATTTCACAAAAACCAATGTTATTGATCCAGAATACGGTATCAATACTTATAATTTCGATCCTAATAGTGGATATCCAACAAATAATCAATATGCAGATCAACTAGTGGAATCAATTAGGAATTATATAGCAAATCAAGACGCTTGTTTTAGAGAGACACGTTTAACAATGAATTCGGATTTTTATAATCCATTAGAAAAAAGAACGCCAACTGAAGAAATATTTTGGAAATGGTGTAGATTACATAATATAATAGATTTAGAACCAGCCGAACATAAAATCGATTGGGACAAAAATTTATCTGATTTTGATAATCCAAACGCGTCAACTATAGTAAATAATGATTATTTTAGAAAATATTTATGGAAAGAAAGAGAAATTAGATATTATACTTGTACTATAACTTCAGAAAGTGATAATCCAATAATAACTATTGACAGTTTAGCTAAATTTAAAGTGGGTGATGATATTTGGTTATCTGGTGCAACTATAAATCCTGTTCTCACTGGTTCTACACACACTATAAGTAATATAGAATTTGGCACAAATGACACTACAATAACGCTCAATTATTCATATAGTGACGGTAATTCTTATACTGGAACATGTTATTTACATTATCATAAATTAATTCAGTATATCGGTGAAATACAAGCGACAAGTCAAGTAAAATCTTCTCAACAAACATTTACAGAGTTTACAGCTATGATTCCATCTCACGCGGGAATGACTCCAACAATTCTTTTTGAAATAAATCAAAATACTAATTATTATCCTGGATTAGAAATACCCATATTGGATGAACAAATACAAGATGAAATTATAGGTTCAGAAATATTATCATCACCTATTAGAACAAATCCAACTGATTATCCTGGATCTTATTTTGGTTATTATGATACTTTTGATAAAACTTATGTTTTAAGTCCCGGGGATTCTATGCGTTATAGTGGTGAATATTATGGTAATTTAAAACTTAATAATGTCGGATTGGCTGTCGACGATGCCTTTGAAAATCTAACAGATTTTAATTCTGATAATATTGATGGTTTGTGTTTAGATTTCAATTTAAATCATTATTATAGAGCACAACAGGCATCATCAAAAGTAAATAATTTTGATGAGTTTAATACAATATCAATAAACGGAAATCCACCTTCAGATTTCGAATTTAACGCTATTCTTTGGTACTATAATATTCATGATTATACCACAAATAAAGATTATGTGAATTTATATGGTATCGAATTTTTGGATAATCCAGATAACGATTATGGAACAGCAAATGATAGACAAATATCATTGACAAAAAAATTAGTAACTAATTCTACACAAGACGGATATTCATATATTTATAATTTAAATTTAAATTATGCCGTTGATAACGATATGTTGCCTTTGAGATATGATCCAACATCAATATACGATATATTTGGTTTTGATTTATACAACAAAGTTATGAGTAACTACGTATTATTGACAGATCAATTTAAAGTGATTATAGGGGAATTTATGACAATGAATGAAGATATTAATAAATTGAAAAGTTTATTATATTCTCAAACGGACATAAATGATATAAAAAACAGATTGAGAAATATGGAAGATCTGTTAAAAATGTATCAAACAAATCAATTTGTCAATTCTGATACTGTTAAAATAAACATTGATTATACGAAAAATTATCCAGCACTTAGTTTCAATGTTATTAACGTGGATTACAACGAAATTTATAATCTTTATACAACTGACATTGTAGATTATAATATGGCTAGAACAAACAATACCGGAACCACATTATCATCAACATCATCTCAAATAATATCTGTACCAAATGATGGTAAATTTTTGGTTAACATTTATAATAATATGGTTATAGATAATTCAGATACGATTCTTAATGTCGCTCTCGACAAAGATTTGCAATATAAACAATCAGTTGATTTTATTATAAGACCCGACATCGGATTATATTATAATGTTTTAAACATAAATTTGATGTTTTATGATGGAACTCCGAATGTTAGAACCGAGAAAAATTTAATAGATTCTTTATATACTCCAATAGATATATCAGAATATGATCCCACAAATCCAACCGGTTCCACATTTAATACCGCATATTATATGAATTTGACCACTTTTGTAACCCAATTTAATACTGGTTATACTCGTGGTTCGACAACAACAACCGGAACTTCAATAACAATAAACGATGGAAATTTATTTTATGTTGATGACTGGATTTTTATTGAGGACTTTTTATTGATGACAGGTACTGGATATACTGATTATTCTGGAATGTATAAAATAGTCAGTAAACAAGGAGCTCAATTGGGTTTAAATTGGGATACGTATGGCATGGATTTAATTAAAGCAGGTACTCCAAAAGTACATTATTATAAAGGAATAAAAGTAAATATTTTAAGAATTGATGAAAGTGATACTAGTGATATAGATCATAGATATTTAATAACGAAAGAATTTTTAACATCACAGATTCAAAGCATTCAATCAATAGCTCATGATTAATTTTTCATATTTAATTTTTATTGAAAAAAGATCTCTATTCGAGATCTTTTTTTGTTTTATATTTTAATATATAGAATAAAAAAAACAAACAAAATAATGAATAATCTATTAGCATATGACGATTTCATAAATGAAGGAATTATTTCTAATGTAAAAGAAGAATTTAATAAAATTAAGATAAAAATAAGAAATGCTTGGGATAAATTGGACTTTCAAAAGAGGGAATTCTATTTGAGAAAAATTTATAAATATCTCGTATATGGATCAATATCTTTATCAATTTTACTTGTCGCGTCAGCACTGTGTGAAATATTGAAAGTGACAAATATAAAAGAATTTTTAAAAGAATATTCATCTGTTAAAATCGTTTTAATGTGTATGTGGTTCATTTTTGGATGGAGTACGACATTAAAATCTGAAAGAAAAAATATGATAAGAAGAAAAATGACCGACATTAGAAATAGAATTAATAAGTATGAATTTAGTGACTATGTATATGCTATAATAGGTGATAAAAAAAATAAAGAAGCATTTATCAAAATATTAAAAGATGATGGTTTAATAGATGACGGACATTTAGCTAAAATAGACGATGTTGATGTCATTGATTTTGGAGGATCAGTAAAAAATAGTGTAAAAAGTAAAGAAGAAATAGAAAAAATTATAAAAATACATTCAATGGAAGATCCTTACGGTGAAGAAGATTGGGAAGACGATGAAGAAATAAACAAAAAAATGAATAGAGAAGATATATATAAACAATATATGATGAATGTGAATGTGTTGAAAATTGATAGATTGGGAAATAATATATCGAGATATTATAATATTAGATTGAGAAAAATAAACTATATTAAAGATTTCCTGGACAATTCAATAGTTATAGGGATTAAAAATAAAGAAAAAAGGATAATTAAAAGTGAATATGATTATGGACTGAATGACTATAATGACAATTACAGAAAATATGGATTAAAAAATAAAAGATAAAAATGGATGAACATTTATTAAAATATGATGATTTCTTAAACGAAGGAATAATTTCTGATGTTGGAGATAAAATAAAATTATATTTGAAAAATTTGAGTTTTCAAAAAAAAGAACAATTTTTAAGAAAAATGTATCTTTTGGCGTGTAACGGTTCTTTCGCAATGATGTTTATTGCTTTTTCAATATTATTAATTCAAATTTTAGGACCCGATTGGAAAAAATATTTGTCATCAGCCGGTTATATAATAAATTCTTTTAGTGTGATGAATTTACTTATTACAATATTTTTTCCAATCGCGAGAAGAAAATTAATCAGAAAAAAAATGAGAGAATTATCTGAAGATTTTAGAAATGATAACTTTAGACAACACATATATGCTATTATCGGAGATAGAAGAAATATAAAATCATTTATAGATAAAATTAAAAATGACGGGATTATAACAGATTTAAACATATTAGATTATCAAGATATAACATTAATAGATTTTTCAGGTACCATAAAGGATAAAAAAACAAAAGAAATTTTAAATACTTACGTGAATATAGATCCATATGGGGAAGAGACATGGGAAGATGAACAACCCGGATACGAAAGAGATGAAATAAGAAATTATAAATCCCTTCATAGATTCGCAACATCTAATAAATTAGAAAACATTTATAATATAAGGTTAAGAAGAATAATAGATTATACTGGTATTTATGACACCTTTATGACTAGTCATCATCTATTTTTATTTTCACCTAAAAATTCTAAAAAAAATAAGAAAAAAGATATTGACAATTACAATTATTCTTTGCAACGTCTAAATCAACTAGATGGGGGAGATTAAAAAAAAATAAATAAAATGACCAAAATTTCAATAAGAGAAATAGAAACAGCAATAAAAGATGTTATGAGAGGAAGTGAAATTCAATTCTCAGATTCGGTTTATGAAGAAAAGGACGGTGTCCTCAGACTTATAATATTTTTCAATAGATTATTCACTGAATCAAATGTGATATTATATACAAAATTATTATTTGTAGTAGATAAAGAAAAAGAATATATTGTACCTAATAAAGAGGGACAAAATTTCTTCAAATATTTATTTGATATTAATTGTCAATATAAAATGAAAATCATTGATAATATAAACGATTTTAAAAATCAATGGGAAAATGTCATTAAAAATAATGAATTTGGTAATAATATAAAAATATTATCTGAGTTCATAAAACATCCATCTTTTGTTGTCAATGATTGGTTTAATAAAGAAAACGTTAAGGACATATCTTTAACTGGATTTAAATACGAACCAAAAATGAAAGTGATGCCGTGTAAAAGTTTATCATTTCATTTTGTATTAAATGTGAACACATCAGAAGAAGTAGAATTATTCATAAAAAAAGAAGGAAAAAATGACTTCATTTTAACCTTTAATATAAACGGTAAAAATATAGATATAGAAAAATCCGGATTAGATACATTGGTTCAAACAATTGGTGAAACATTGAAAGATAATATTTTAAAATGAATCATTGATTACAATGTGTGAAATTTAATATATAAAAATAAAAAAATATCATGCCAATTTTTAGTTTCATAGAAACGCAATATGATAGACTCAGCAATCAAATAAAAGCGTGGTTACAAAACACCTATTCTAAATCAGATATTTTGTTTTCAGAAGCTTCACCATATGGTCAAATTATTAAGTTGGATAAGGAATTATTTTTACATAATTTAATTTATAACAAAAATTCAGTTAATCAATTGTCAATAGATTCAGCAACTGACGAAAGAATTATAAACAATTTAGCCCGTATTAGTGGTCATAATCCAACAAGACCCATATCAGCGACTGGAACAATTAATTTAAAATTAAAAGTTGGTATAGATATCGCCAATCAAATCAGCGGGAGTAAAATGAAAATAAATAATAGAACGGCGATTAAAAATAAGACAAACAGTTTATACTATAATATAATCCTTGGTTCGGAATACGTGATATATGATATCACATCAAATATGACAATACCTTTAAATGTAATACAAGGCAAATATGAAATTACAAGTTTTACCGGACGAGGTGTAAAAAATCAATCATATAGTGTTAACGTAACAGGATTAAATAACATTGAAAACTTTAATTTCGCTGTTTTCTACAACGGTATTTTATTAAATTCAAAAGCACATTTATATGATATGTTACCTTTTGAATATGCTTTTTATTCTAGGACTGGTTTTAATGGAGGGTTGGATATTTATTTTGGAACAGGCGATTTTGGATTTGTTCCTGAAATAGGATCAACAATAACTGTCAGATATTTATTATCTGATGGTAAAAACGGAAATATACTAAATAATAAAGCAAACGATTTTACTTTTATTGATTCAGTTTACGATGGTAATGGTGAATTATTGGACATGGACACTTTGTTTGACATATTTATCGAAAATGATATAACTTTTGGTTCAAATAAAGAAAATAAAATATTCACAAGAAATGTTATACCACATGTTTCACGTAATTTTGTTTTGGCAACTCCAGAACAATTCATCTATCAATTAAAAAAATTGAATCTTTTTTCTCTTATAAACGCATATAATACATTGGATGATAGTAATTTAAATAATAATTTCTATATCAATCAATTTATAACAGAAACATTTGGTCAAAATGTAAAAAATAGAGATAAAATTATAGAAAATTTAAAACAATACTTTCCAACAGTGACTAATAATATCATTTATTTGTATTTGATACCCGATGTAAAAAATTATTTCATAAATGATTATAATTATTTCAATATACCGTTTGATGCATTTTATCTAGATGAAAACGAAAAAAACAAAGTATTAGACTATCTTAAATTATTGGGAATACTATCGATGACAACAAATGTTAAAATAATAGATCCAATTATATCAAGATACATAGTTAACATTTATGTTAGAAGATTCAACACCGATTTTGAAGACAATATAAGAAATAAAATAATATCCATCGTATCTGATTATTTTGTTAACAACAATAGATATGATAGGATAGTTAAATCTGATTTGATAACTAAAATAAAAGACGGAATATCTGACGTAGATAGTATTAATTTAGATTTTGTGTGTAAAAAAAATGAAGATTATCATAGAGATAGAAATATAAGAGTTGAAAATTCAAATGTTCCAAATACAAACGATACTTCTTTATTACCACCAACTACGACATTTCCAGATAGATACGACATTAATAAAACTCTCGGATTAGATCCAGTTCAAGGCGATATAGTAGCTGATAAAAATGAATTTGCTATTTTACGAGGCGGATGGTATGATAGAAATGGTATATATTATAGTGACATTCCCACGATAAATGGACTTTCTACTATTAATATAATATGGACCGGTGTAAGTATTAAGTAAAAGAGTATTTTAAACTACCACTATCATATATTCTAAAAATTCTTTTTTCTAGCATTATTTCGTGTTCAGTTTTAGATGGATCGTATCCTTCTTTTATAAGTTTATCTTTTCTGAAATTATATCTATATTTTCTAGTTCGGTCTATTACATAATAATAATTTGGTTTTGTTTTATGGACTAATTTAAAACCGAGTTTTTCGTATAGTTCTCCTGATGACCAACTCCTATCAGCGTAACTAGTAATTTCTTTTGGTTTATATTTTCGAATAAAATACTTAAATAAACGACTAGCTCCACCAACGACGTTAGTGTTTAATTTGTTGCAAAAACGCAACATTTCGTATGATCCTTCTGTTGATTTTTGACCCATTGATTTTCTTAACTGTCCAAAGGTCATTAAAGAAACTAGTTCATTGTTATAAAAAAGTCCAATTTTAAACATGGATCCAACAAATCCTTGAATATGATTTTTTTCTAAAAAATCTTTAATTAATTTATTGTTATTAATTTCTTTTATTTTGCATTTTCTTGCAAATATTTTATTTGATTTATAGAGAAAATTTAATATTCTAGATTTAACTATATCTTGTTTATATAACCAATCATCTTCATAGATATGAATTAACTTAATTCCTTTACTTTCAAAAAATTCAGTTTTATTCAAATGATAATCATTTGATTTATACAATTCATTGTGCCAATAGACGCCATTAAATTCAAAACCTAATTTTATTTCTGGTAAAAAAATATCAATTTCTTGATAACTAAATTTTTTATTCAATTTTATTATACCATCATAATTCATTTTAATAAAATCGCTTAATCCAGTTTCTAAACCACTTCTATGATAATCGCCAATAGGATTACATATGTTACATAAAATTGTTTTTAATTTTATTCTGTTATGAAATATATTTTTATCCAAATATATTAAATGCCCATTATCACACTTTAAAATATATTTTTTATTTTGAATATCAATCAAACCTTTATCTTTGTATTTATAAATAATATTATTTTTTTTTGTATTTTTAGATTTTTCATTTTGAAAAGGATTTTTTACACCATATTTTTCTAAATTTGTTTTTTCATATTTTTCTTTTATATCTTCATTTAATAATGAACACGTATATCCATATTTCTCTAAATTAGTATTCTTTATATTATTTTGTATCTCAATACTTTTTGATGGATGTTCAACTCCTAAATTATTAATATAAGATAGTTTGATTTTATTTTTTATTTCTTCATTTTCAAATACATTTTCAAAACCATATTTTTTTAAATTAGTTTTATTTCTTTTTTCCATTCCACATTTTTCAGAACACGAATATGGAATAGTTAAATGTTTTGTATTTCTCCAATAACTATTATAATCTAATTTTTTTTCAGTTCCACAATAATCACATTTCACATCTATTATTTGATGTGAACCTTTTGTTAAATGTTCAACAGGAATAATCAATTTAGTGTACATCGTACACTCATATCCTAATTTTTTATAAAAAGATAAAGTTTTTGAATTAGGTCTAACCGTTACTGTTTTTGTTAAAATCATTTCTATCTTAATGTTTCTTTTTCGACACTTTAGTTTTATTTATCATAATATTTTTTTATTTTTATATATTAGAATTTTCTCCACCATATTTTTATAACAAAAAAATCCCATATAATATTTTATATGGGATTAAAAAAATTTTATTTTTTATTCTATTACTAAATTTAATCTGATAGCCTCATCAGCTTTTTCTTTTGATATAATAGCACTCATTTTATTGCCATCTTTATCCACTCCCTTTAAGATGTATCCACCTCTTGTTGTTTTTGATAATTCTGGTTTTCCCACAAATGGTACATTTTTTTGTTTTGTTTTCATACAATAAGCTGTTAGTTCCATAAGTATTTATTATTTTTTTTATCTTATATTTATTCTGTAGATAAAAGTTTAATTTTATTGATTTATAATGATATTTAGAATAATTAATATAAAAAAAGAAAAGAAAAAATTTATATATAGTTACATGTTAATATATCAAGAATTTTTAGTTTTAAATGAAGAACTGGCATCTTTTGATCCTAACGATAAATTAAGATGGGCTGTTCATGAAATAATTATCAAATTAAAAATCAATGATGAAATGAAATTTGATATCCTTTCAAAAAAATTAAAAGAATACAAAATAGAAATATCTACAGAATTATTAACGGATATTTTTAAAGCATGGGATACTTATCAAGATCCAAATTATTCAATATTTAAAAAAGAAGACAAGAATTGGATGGAAGTATGGCCTTATGCTGGTTATGTGAAACATAAAGCCAGAGATAAGCAGAATTTTGGAAAACATAGAAAAAAAGATACAACAACATATGGTACTGGATACTCTCGCGGTGGATATGACGATTACGGTAATAGGGTTTGGAAAGACGGTAAATGGATAAGTAAAAATAATAAAGATGATGACGATAAATACAGTCATTATTACGGTGATTAAAAATAAATAATTACTGAAATCTATGGATTTCAAATGAAAAATGATACATAAAAAAATATTGAAATATGAAGATTTTTTATTTGAATATGAAGGGGGACCTCCAACAAAAGATCATATTAAAATAAAATCATCTATGATAACTGATATAGATTTAGAATTAGAAGAAGAAGATGACGATGATTCAGAAATAAATATTCTCAAACACTTTAATGAATTTTAAAAATCGTAAATAGAAAAAAAAGAAATATTTATAATAAATGATAGAAAGAGAATCCCAAATAAAAGAGATTTATGATCTAAAACATAGAAAAGATGATGATCCTAATATTCATTTTGATTATGAAAATGAATTAATTAATAAAACTATGCCTGAATACACAAGGAGGAATGATACAGTAAATGACTTCATTAATTTATTTAAAAATTTACTCGTGTGGGGAATAGAATCTCAACTAATATTAAGAAATTTTTATAATTATACAGTAGATAAATATTATAATAAACATAGTAACTAATATGGAAGATCTATTTGAAAATATTCCAAGATATATTGGCTCATTTTAATGTTTCTGATAATTCAGTTAAACTATATGTTTAAATAATTTTGAAATTATTTTAGACATTTATGACATTATCGTTTATATATATACAAATAAATTAAATTTAATAGTTTAATGGAAGATAATAAAGATGATTTAATACATTTGCATGGTCATTTGGCTAAAATGCCAAAAAACACAAAGGCTTCTTCAGCTTATAATTTTTTAGAAAAAATAAAAATTTCTAAACAGAAGTTGTGGTATATACTTATTGAGCGTCAAAGCAACGAACTTCAGATGATCAAATATAATAATAAAAAAGGATTTAATTTGAAATCCTTTTTAGATAATTTAAAACAACACTATTCCCATGATGAAATGTTAAAAGAACACATTGAAAAGTTAGAGATAGATGGTAATGCAACTTTTTCAGTTATAAAAAATATTCCGGATGTTGAAATTGGAGGCAAAAAATTAATATCAATTTTAACTGAAGATCTTATTAAATTATTAAAATAAATCAAATCTTCCAATATTTGGATTTGTAACACTATCATTCCCAGTTTTCTTCACCATATGGATCTACGTCCAACATTTTCAATCTTCTTTCTTCTATTTTTCTCTTTATTTCTTCCACCATGTCTTTATCAATTGGTTCTATTTCGGCTTTATTAAAATATCGAGATCTTTTTGTTGGGTCTTCCATACTATTACCACCACTGTGTTGATAAAGACGCAACACACTATTGGGATAAAATATTTCATCAAACTTGACTAGAAAACAATCATCATAAGATTTATGATAACCTATGACTATTCCAATTTTATTTCTAAATCTTTCTATTCCATACCAATTTTTAACAATAACATGTGTTCCTATAGGAAGCTTAAATTTAGAATTTTCTTTTATTTCTCTATAATCCAAATCTTTCTCTTCATATGATTCGTATTTTGCATGCGGTAAAACCTTTTTAGCGTATTTAACCCATTCTTTATAAACTAATTTTCTTTTTTCTTTATTAATTATCCCCTCTTCTTCCATTATTGATAAAAATTGATTAAATATAGTTGTAATTGGTTTTTTATCTGTTTTGGCTTTTCTATACATTCCATGAACTAGAGGTCCTAATTCATCTTCTAATAAATAATATTTATAAGAATTAACAAAATCTCCTTTTACATTTGCTTTATTCAACGCAATTCTAATTTTCATTGTTTTATCTGGATCGGGTCTATCTTCTATTCTGTTATATCCTCCATGTGTTAAATGTTCTATTTCATGTCTAATCGTTTCTTGAAGAAATGAATTTAATTCATTATAACAATTAGGTTCTTTATCTGGATCTATTACCAATTCTATAAAAATAATTCCTTCTATATCATCACTTGAACCATCAATATAAAATCCTTCTTTTCTAAATACTTTATCTCTTTTAATCTTTAATATTAAGTCATATTCCACTGGACTAGAGAAACTGTAATCGATTTCTTTTTCTATGTAACCCAGTTCATCACAACTTAAACAAGGTACTTTTAAATCATATAAAACTTTCGTGATTTTGATTATTTTCCATATTTCGTCTACAGAAATTCCACTAATTCTGTCATATTTACCTTCAAATAGTTTAAATTTCAAAATCAATTTAATATATTATTTTATGCTATATATTAATTTTCTTCTCTGATTTTAGTTGAATAAAAATAAACATCTCCTATTAATCAATATATAACTTAAAAATTCAGGTATGAAGAAAAGGAAAAAAATTAGGTATATCTAATCCAGACGCTACGAGATATTACATTGAAGATCCAAATGGAATAGAATTAATTTTTGAAACTAGAAAATCTGTAATTGAATCTTTAGGGTGTAGTTTAGGATTTTTCAGCAATAAAAAATGGAAAAACTATAAATTGATAAAAAAAGAAAAAATTAATAGATGAAAAAATTATTAAGTATCATTCCACATTGTAGTACAGGAGGGCTTCCTCAAGTGCTTGTTAAGAGAATTGAATTAATAAAAAATGATTTTGATGTTTATGTAGTTGAATACAATAATTATTCAGACATATTTGTTATTCAAAAAAACAGATTGAAAAAATTACTTAAACCAGATCATTTTTTCACTCTAGGCTCAAATAAAGAAGAAATATTAGAAATAATAGATAAAATAAAACCAGATTTCATTCATTTGGAGGAAATTCCAGAACTTTTTAATATGAGTTTTGAAATAGCTAGTAAAATATATAATCCTAATAGGTCATATAAAATATTCGAAACCACACATTCTTCTGATTTTAACGTTGATGAAAAAATATTTTTTCCTGATAAATTTTTGTTTGTTTCTCAATATAATTGTTTTAAATTTAATAAATTTGGAATACCATCGGAAGTTATTGAATATCCAGTAGAAAAAATTCCTATAGAACCAATTAGGAAAATAGATTCCATGAAGAATTTAGGACTGGATCCAAAATATAAACACATTGTTAACGTAGGTCTTTTTACTCCAAGAAAAAATCAAGCATACGCTTTCGAAATAGCTAGAAAAATGTCAGATATGCCTGTAAAATTTCATTTTATAGGAAATCAAGCAGACAATTTTCAAGATTATTGGAGACCTTTGTTAAAAAATAAACCAAAAAACTGTATTCTTTGGAATGAGAGAGATGACGTGGATGTGTTTTTAGATGCTTGTGATCTATTTTTATTCACATCAATGGGATTTAGATGGAACAAAGAACTGAATCCCTTAGTTATTAAAGAAGCTTTAGAACATCAAATACCACAATTTTTATTTCCACTGGATGTATATAATAGAAAATATGATACTGAGGAAACGATACATTATCTTAATGGTGATGTTGATATAGATGCAGGATTGATAAAAAATTTTCTATTTGAAAGAAAAACATTACCATGGAAAAGTAATCCACTAATAGAAAAAAAATATAAAATAAGAGCTGTACATTTATTATTAGAAGAGGACGATAGAAAATCAAGATCAATTAAAGAATTAGAACAATTACCAAAATACGGAATAGATTATGTTCAACATATAAACAAAAGATTTACCGGAAAACTACCTGTTGATTTCTGTGCTCGACCTTGGGACGTTGGACGCATTGGAGCATATTCTCTGAGAGGCCCACATTACGGCAATTATGAATCATTTAAAAAGGCTATTTTTACTGAATTCACTGATGATATAGATTTTCTAATGATATTAGAATCAGACTGTACTCTTAATGTGCCTATTGATGAATTTGTAGATAAAGTATTTGGATCATGTGATTATATAATTAGTAAAAATATTCATTATATGTCATATGGTGATAATAGGAATCTAAGAACAGGCGAAATGGTATCTGATATAGTAGAAAAATTAGATATAGATTGGATGTATATAACAAATAAAATTATAGGTATTCAATGCATCATGTTTCCAAAAATAGTAAAAGATTTTATTTTAAGATCCTATGAAACCTTACCGTGGGATGTAACAGATCTTTTATATATTGATATGTTTAAATTTTCACGTAAAGGAATTGCTCCAAGATTGACAAACCAAATTGAAGGTCAATCTACAATACAGGGAGAAAATGTTCAACATTTTTTATTAAAAAATAATGAATCTTTAGTTAAAGATAAAAACGAAAAAGATATTATTGTTGAGTTCAACGAAGATGATCAAAAATTTTATTTTTGTTTAAGCGACTTTTTTCAACAAGATATAAACGATATAGGAATAACTGTTCATGATAGTAAACGAAATATTATTTACAGTGTTAAAACACTATTATCTCCGCGCAATCCAATGTGGATAGTAATATATGAATATAATAAACACGGAAGTATATTTTTCGATTTTTCTTATAAAGATGAATTTCTTTTCACTAAAAAGGTAGATATTAATGGAATAAAGGAAGATTTCAAAATCACCGGTGATGTAAGCGTAGAAGAAATAAAAAACATTGATTTTCAAGAAGTAGATGTTATCGAAGATCAATTTAACATAGATTATAAAATAGATGAAAATAAACTATATTTACCATATAATGGAAAAATAAGTACAAAGTTCGACATTATTGTTAGGAATATAGAAACTCAAGATATCATATTTAAAACCGATAATATGATATTTGATAATAATAATTTTATAAATTGGATAGCTCTTGGAGTCAATCATTATAAAACAGATCCTAATTTCAAAGGATATTCAGTTGAATATCAAAACGGAAGTATTAATTTCACTAAGGAATTAATACTTAGAAATAAAATTCAAAAGACTTTTGAAAGTTCTAATGATTTATTTTTAATAATGACATTTCCTGATACAAAAATAAAAGAGGAGATTACTGAAAAGTGCATAGATAATATTAAAAAAACAAATAAAAAAATATTATTATGCTCACATTATCCAGTTTCTAAAAAACTTCAAGATAAAGTAGATTATTATATGTATGATTCATATAACCCACTCATAGAACATTCTTTATATAATTTTTATTGGTCAAATATTTCAGAAGGAAGAATAGAAATAAATTTAAATAAGTTACAAACTAAATCAAATCTGAATCAATCTTTAACAGTTTTAAATAACATAGAGAATTCTATAAGATTCGCCAATCAAATCGGTTATGATAAAATAATATCAGTGAGTTATGATTTTATATTTAACGAAAATAATTTATCAAAAATTCAAGATTTGTGTAATAGAATAGATTCTGAAAATAAAAATGGTTATTTTATGTTGTACGACGAAGGAGATATGAAGTTATTAAAGAGCGTTTTTTTCATAGTTAAAACCGATTTTTACATGAAACATTTTAAAAACATAAGAAATCCTGAAAAATTCAACGAAGAATGTCAGAAAATAGGATCTCATAATTTTCTAGAAAATTATTTTTATAAAAAATTAATAAATTATTCAAATGATTTAATAATAGAAAAAACAGACGAAACTAAATTATTTAATAATGAAAATATAAATTTATTTTCAGGAGTCGAATATTTGAGTATATTACCTGTTGAAAATGATGAAAATAGTTTTGTTATATGGTTCAATTCGTCCAACGATAAAGATGATAGAAGAATTATTTTTGAATACGATAATAACGGAGTTAAAAATGAAAGCACTCATTTTATTAAAAGTAGAAGTTATTATTTTAATAAAATAACATTAAATAATAATGACAATTATAATATAACTGCAAATTTTATTGATTCTAAAACAAATACAACTATAAATATTCAGAAATTTAACGTTAATCAAAACAATATTAAATTTTTAAAAGAAAATGGAAAATTTATAGAAAAGGAAAAATAAAGTATGATAAAAATAACAAATTCTAAAATAATTAACACATATTGTTTCAATTGTCCAAACGTCATTAAAGGAAAACCATTAGACGATGACTTTCCTATATATGAATATGAATGTAAATTACAAAATAAAAAATTGGAACATACTATGATTATTCCTCATTGGTGTACTTTAGAGGATTATAAAAAAGAATATGATATATAATGAAGATTGCACAAATAAATTTAGGTGCTATTGAAATACCACCAAAATCATGGGGAGCAATAGAAAAAGTTATATGGAATTATAAATTACAATTAGAAAAATTAGGACATACTGTAGACGTAGTATTTCCTTGGGAATTATTTGATAATAACGGATTAAAATATGATATTGTGCATTTTCATGCTGCAAATCAAGCGATAGAATCTTGGAATAATTTTAAAACTCCTTATATTTTTTCTATACATGATCACCACGTGGTCAGATACGGTAAACAATCACCAACCTTTTCAAATAATTTATCGGCGATTAAAAAATCAGTCGCTTCTATTACATATGCTGAGTATCTAGTCGATTTTTTTGATACCACCGATAAATTATTTCATCTTCCACACGGTGTAGATACATCCATATATGTAAATAAAAATGTATATCACGATAAACACAAATTATTATGTGTCGCTAATAATGGTTATGCAAATGATTCTAGAAGTGATAGGAAGGGTTTTAAATATTCCATAGAAGCTGCTATGGAATTAGGATTAGAAATAACTATAGTTGGACCAGAAAATAACAATAATTTCTTTAACGCTAACTCCGATCTATTAAAATATGATAAATTGAAATTTATTAAAGACCCAACTGAAAGAGAACTTGTCGATATTTATAATGATCATACTATTTTCTTACATCCATCCGAGTTAGAAGCTGGACATCCTAATTTAACTCTATTGGAATCCTTATCTTGCGGTATACCTGTAGTAGGGACATATGAAGGGAAGACTCCATTAGACGGACTTGTGAAATGTGTGAGAAATTCAGTAGATGTTAAAAACAAGATAACAAAAGTAATAAATAATTATGATCATTACAAAAATTTAGCTTTGTCCACATCAAAAAAATATGATTGGTCTGTTATAGTCAAACAATTAGAAGATTTCTATAATTTTGTCATATCTGTTCAAAATAATTTTACTAGGGAAGATATGAGAAATCACGTCATAAATTCATATGAAAATAGTAATGTTATTGGAAAAAATCATATAGAACCAAAAATGACATATAATGTGAATTTTAATGGAGGTGCTTTTTTTGAGATGAAATGTTTGAAAGAAAAAAAAGTACACGTGGATTTTATAGATAATGAGAGATGCGTTTATGGAATAGATTTGACTTCTAATAGATGGGCAAGACCCAATATAAAATATTTCAAAAATTGGAAAATATTAGTAAGCGGTGATGATAATAAAGAATTCGAATTCGATGCTACCGGTAAAAACGTTCTCATTTCTTTCCATAGCAGTTCTATAGGAGACACATTGGCATGGATACCATATGTCGAAGAGTTTAGAATAAAACACGACTGTATAGTTTATTGCTCTATCTATAATAATTTATACGAACTGTTCAAAAAAGAATATGATAAAATTATATTTATCAATCCAGGTACTAATGTAGATAATGTATACGCTTCTTATGATTTGGGTTGGTTTGAGCCACCATGGGGTGGTGATAGAAATCAGCATCCAAATGATTACAGAACAATTCCATTACAACAAACTGCTAGTGACATATTAGGATTAAAATACAAAGAAATTGTTCCTAGAATTACAATCCCGAAAAAAGAAAAACCATTTAAATTTGAAAATAAGTATGTTGTTATAGCTGAACATTCAACTGCTGACGCTAAACATTGGCATTATCCGAAAGGATGGCAGATGATTGTTGATTATTTAAATAGTAAAGGATTAAAAGTAGTTGTTATAAGTAAACAAGGAACAATATTAAGAAACATTATAAATGAAACAGGTGAACAGCCACTCGAAAAAAGATTGAATCAGATTTATCATTCAGAATTTATGATATCAATTGGCAGCGGTTTAAGTTGGATATCCTGGGCATTGGGTAAAAAAGTAATTATGATATCAGGATTTAGCAAACCTTTTTGTGAATTTCAGACTAATTGTATCAGACTAGGCGGATATAAAGAATTTTATAAACAAGATAATGTTTGTTTTGGTTGCTTTAATGACACTAGATACGAATTTAATAAAGGCGATTGGCAATGGTGTCCGGGAAGAAAAGGAACAGATAAAATGTTCGAGTGTTCGAAATTGATTACGCCCGATATGGTAATTGAAGCGATTGTGAAAAATAATTTAATAGTATAAAATAGGAAGAAATCTTTCTAATATCCGGTAAATATAATTGATTCCTTTTTATTTTGTAATAAATTCATTCCATAATTTTTCATTAATTTATCGTATTTTTTCTTAATTCTTTTCTACAAGAAACAATGAGGCATGAATATTTGACACGTAGAGGAACATTCCTCCGGTACTTAAATGAGGACATTGATAAGAGTTTTTTCATTCATTTTTATTATTTTTTGTCACATTTTATATTATAAAAAAATATGTTTTGTTTAATTTATTTGACTAATACTATTTATACTATTTTATTTTTTATATATAGGAATAAAATGATTTATAAGTGAGTTTTAGTAAAATACAATTAATAAATCCAATGGATATTGGTTGTCCTGAATCGGGATATATTTATTTCGGAAGAGATAATTTAGGGTATTGGGAAAAAACATCGAATTGCTATATTAGTTACATCACATGGGTCGAAATTGGATCTGGATCAACGTCAGGATCATCTGGTATTGACGGTTCTTTTTATGGATCATCTGGGAAATCTGGAACTTCAGGAACATCTGGAAAAGCAGGCACTTCAGGGACATCTGGTGAAGATGGAACTTCTGGATTAGATGGTTCTTCAGGTGAAAGTGGTTCTAGTGGAAAATCTGGTTCTAATGGAACTAGCGGGAATACTGGAAGTTCTGGTAGTAGTGGATCATCAGGAATTGCTGGTTCTTCCGGTTCATCCGGTAAAGATGGCAATTTTTATGGTAGTAGTGGTTCTTCCGGTTTTAGTGGAGGTTACGGTGGATCAGCAAGAAGATGGATTTATGGCACTGATCCTTCAATAAAGGGGGTTTTTAATGCATCATTTGGTGATTTAAAAGATATCACATATTTAAGATTGAATGATTGGGACGCTGATGATACCTATGTTAGTGAATGGTTAGAGAATTGGAAAAGTGGTATATTGAAAATAGAATCATTTGATAATTTGTGTTATTTCGGGTTGTATGATATTATATCAGGACAAACAATAAATACTTCGGATTATCCGGCTATTTTTATACATCAAATAAGTGGTTTTACTTCATATAGTGCAAGCGGAAACACTATTTTAAATAAAAGTTATTTAATTTCTTTTGTGCCTAGTGGAAAAGGTATAGACGGTACTTCAGGTTCTTCTGGAATTAGTATAAATGGATCTTCTGGGACAAGTGGTACCAGTGGAAGAGGAGGAACCGGTGGTACTAGTGGAAGAGGAGGAACAAGTGGTACTAGTGGAATAACTGGATCTAGTGGAATAAGTGGATCTAGCGGTAGTAGCGGAAAAGATGGAAGTTCAGGTATCAGTGAGATTTATCAATCTTCAATAACAGGAGCAACTTTTGGGAATTTTATTATATCATCTTTTCCTAAATCAAATGGTAGTTCCCTATTTTTGGATTATTATATATCTAGTGGTGAAACATTAAAAGCTGGGAATATAATATCGGTTTGGAATAGTACAAATTTAAATTACACTGGAAATACATACGTTGAAGTGGGAGGAAACGTGACTAATGCATCAATAATTGTTAATATGAACGGTAGTAATATTCAAATTTTGTTTAACGTGTCCGGGGGAGGATTATGGAATTGCAAGACATCAATAAAAATAATATAAAATTTAATGAGTTTTAGTAAAATACAATTAATAAATCCGTGGGACATTGGTTGTCCAGAATATGGATTTATTTATTTCGGTAGAAATGGAAGTGGTTATTGGGAGAAGAAAAATGATTGTGAATGGTATTATTTGATATTTAGTGATACTGGTTCAACATCAGGATCAACATCTGGCTCATCTGGCGTTGATGGTTGGTTTTACGGTTCTTCTGGTAGATCAGGAACATCTGGTACTTCCGGAAAAAATGGTATATCTGGGACATCTGGTAATGATGGGACTTCGGGAATAGATGGTTCATCTGGAATGTCTGGTAGTTCAGGTATAAATGGTTCTTCCGGTAAAAGCGGTTCTAATGGTGAATCTGGTTCTTCTGGTAGTTCTGGATCATCTGGAACGTCTGGTAGTTCTGGTGCGAATGGGTCTTCCGGTATAAATGGCACATCTGGGACTAATGGACCTTCTGGGTCTTCAGGAATAGATGGATTAAATGGAGGTTATGGATGCGCTACACGTAGATGGATATATGATGGCATGAATCCGATACCATCGAATGGTAAAATAAATTCGAATGATACAATTTTCGGTATATTGACACAAATAACAATAAATAAATATGATGCCGATGGTTCTTTGTTAAATAATTGGATAAATTCATGGATGACTACAACTGGAATTTTGAAGATTGAAGAAAGATACGATCAATCAGTTTTTGGAATGTATTTAGTACATTCTGGAGATACAACGACAATTGGTAGTACAGGATATAAATTGAGTGGTTTCACAACATATTCTGCTAATGGTGCAATGACGATCGGTAAGGAATATTTAATATCCTTTGTTTCTAGCATGATAGATTTTGGAATCACTGAAAATATTGTTGTAGCTAAAGATGGTGGAGGCACATGGACTTTATATTTTAGAAACGGTTTATATATTGGAAAAACTTAATATTTTAATTGACTGCTGTAGTAGTACCAGTAATTAGAGTTTCGAATTGATTAAAGTCGTATATTTTATCTGAAGTTTTTTTCCAACCGAAATCCAATCTTAATTCCTTTATATTAACAATATTTGGAATTAAATTTATTTTTTGAATTTTCTCTACTTCTACTTGTTCCAATACTATTATTGTCGGTCCTGTTGACGTTGGGGTTTGATAAGCGTAATTAAAATTAACTCCAATATTATTCAAATTGTTAATTACTTCATTAATCTGTTCTTCAGTAATACCTGCTTTTAACCATAATATTAAATTTCTATAATAATCCAAAAAAGTCACAGAATCGCTTTGTATTATTGGAATCCCATTGGAGTCGAACTGCGGCGGGACAATTGCATTCAACCCAGCTGCAGAACTAGATATAGCTGTTATTATTTCGTTATTTGACGATGTATTGTTTGTTTGATTTGTTGTTGAAGTGGATGTGTAATTAGCTAATGTATTATCTGCTGATGTTATTGTTGTTCCAGTTAAAACGTTTGTAGTCGCCAAAAATTTCAAATTTTCAAATATTTTAAATTTTCCGGAATATAAAAGAGTTTTTGTTTTATTAGATGTTAGAATTATATAAAAATTATCAGATTTTTCTTTATTCATTTGTTTCAATATAGGTATGTCTTCTTGATTTACTTTAAAAACAACTATACCTTTATCGAATTTATTTTCATCTGTTTGATAATAAACGTCCTTTTCTATATTCTTTGTATCTGAAACAAAAGATAGATTTAATTTTGAATTTAATAATATCTCACTCAAATTATAAGGAATTATTGGTCCGTTAGGAGTATCTTGTTTAGCTATTTGAAATTTTATAATATTATCGAATGGTGTTAATATTATATTCAATAATCCCATACTTTTATAATCACTAGAAATATTGGGATTATAATTATTTGCTAAAATTTTGTATAGGTCTATTAGAATAGGAAAAGGTACTTTTATTATATTAACATCAGTTACATTAGAACTGGTTTTTAAATTATCATAAGTTTTATCATATTTATAATTATAAATTTTTGGACTATATAAATTTCCGACATCTAGTTTTGATAATTTTTTACCATATTTTAATAAATTTGTAGTCAATCCTACACTAGCGAATCTACTATAACTAACATTATCAACTAAATTAATAATTTTCATTTCAACATCAATAGCCGCTGTTGTATTTGAATATTTTATAATTGGACGATATTCTATTTTTTGATCAAAATTGTCAGTAACTAAAAATGTTATAGGGAAAGTACTAATGTTTTCTTCGTATAAAGTTACTATATATTCAATATTTACTCTACCTCCTTTATCTTCGATTTCTTTTACGAAGTTTTGTATATTTCCAGATGAATTGTTATAATATCCATAAATTTCAAAAAAATCTCCTTGAGTAGATTCCTGAATAATAACACCTAAATCTTGATATTCGGTTTGTGAAGTTATTGATGTTTTTATAATATCACCCATATAATAATACGGTATATCAAAAACTACTTGTTTAGATGTTATGAAAGAAAATTCCAAATATATTGGTGAAGTGGAACTTAATCCAACTCCATTAGTTAAATAATCATTTATACTGTTCGGTGTGACCTTATTAACATTTTCACTTATTATTCTATCAATAGCAACATTATAGACACTGGGCACATAAAAACTAATATATTTACTCCATTCTTTTTGATTGTACATGAAAGGAATACCCAAAGAAATTAATGAGTCGGCATATTCTATATTATTGTTTATCGTTTGTATTTGAGATTTGTCGTAGTAGTAATTAGATAATTGATATTTATTACGATTAAAAATATCATATGATGATATTTTTAAAAGAAATCCATAATATACTCCAAAATTATAGTCGTTAGGGAAATATAATGTGACTTTATCATACGATATCGGAGCAGTGTGATAATTTTGAATTTTCAAAAAATTAAATTTGGTTGGATCAACTTTGCTAAATTTTTTCTGAGCAGTATCAATCACAAACAAACTATGATCAACATTGTTTATATTGGTAGTAGAAATAAAATTTCTTGAACCTTTTGATAAGTCAGACCATATTTGATAATTTTCACTTACATTTGTGCTATCATATTCCCATTCTAATAAAATATTATTATCTAAACTAATATATTTTTTTGAAGCCATTTTTTATAATTTCTTTTAGTTTATATATAAAAAATCATCTATTCTATTTTTCATATAGCCAAATTTGACAAGAATTTATATTTATAAAATGTTATTTTTAATCATTCAAATTTTAGAAATTGATATTTGTTTTATAATCAAATCTCTGTTACATTCATTATCATCAAAAATATAAGTATATGCACTGGACATGATTTGTTTTTTTTTATTATATATTCTTTTATTAGAGTCCAATAACTAAATTTCAATTTTTTATTAAACAAAACTTAAATATTAAGAATATAATATAATAAAAAATTAATAAAAAATAATGAAATATATAAGAATTGTCGATTTACTAAAATCAAAAGAATTTGAAAAATTAATAATAGTTAAAGGTTGGGTTCGCACAAAAAGAGAAAATAAAAATATTATCTTTATTTCTTTAAACGACGGTTCAACATTAAAAAATATACAAATCGTTATTGATATTGCGAAATTTTCTCACGATATTTTGAAAAATATTACAACAGGCAGTTCTATTTCTGTAATAGGAAAATTGGTCGAATCTGATGGTTATAAACAAAAAGTTGAAATACAAGCAGATAAAATAGAAATTTACGGTTCTGCTGATCCAAATACATATCCCCTCCAAAAAAAAGGGCACTCCTTGGAATTTCTTCGTGAAATTTCACATCTCAGATTTCGTACAAATACATTTGGTGCTATTTTAAGAATTCGTCACTCTATATCATACGCCATACATAAATATTTTAATGATCACGGTTTCTTTTACATTCATACACCAATTATAACAGGTTCTGATGCTGAAGGAGCCGGTGAAATGTTTCGTGTAACAACATTTGATGAAAAAAATATTCCCCTTATGAAAAATGGTGATGTTGATTACAGTCAGGATTTTTTTGGAAAAAAAACAAAATTGACTGTAAGTGGACAACTTGAAGCTGAACTAGCAGCGATGTCTTTATCACAAGTATATACATTTGGACCAACATTTCGAGCTGAAAATTCAAATACTCATAGACATCTAGCCGAATTCTGGATGATTGAACCAGAAATGGCATTTTATGATATAAATGATAACATGGATTTAGCCGAAGATTTTCTTAAATTCTTGATAAAATACATAATCGACAATTGTTATGATGATATTCAATTTCTAAATGACATGTATGATAAAGAATTAATTAATAGATTACAAAACGTTTTTTCAGAAAATTTTCAAAGATTAACTTACACTAATGCTATTAATATTCTTAAATCATCAAACCAAAAATGGGAATTTCCAATAGAATGGGGCGATGATTTAAAATCAGAACACGAATGTTATCTAGTCGATCATTTTGGAAAACCTGTTATTTTAACGGAATATCCAAAAAATATTAAAGCTTTTTACATGAGAATAAACGATGACGGAAAAACAGTCAGGGCAATGGACATTCTTTTTCCAAAAATTGGAGAAATTATCGGTGGTAGTCAAAGAGAAGAAAGACTCGAATTATTAATTGAACGTATTAAAGAATTAAATATATCAGAAAAAGAACTATGGTGGTACATAGACACAAGAAAATTTGGAACTGTTCCTCATTCCGGATTCGGCCTTGGTTTGGAACGTCTTATGCTTTTTGTTACTGGAATGTCAAACATCCGGGATGTAATACCATTCCCCAGAACACCAAAAAATGCTGAATTTTAATATAGTATTTATCTTCTACCTCCAGAACTTTTTGTTCCTCCACCTCCCATTCCACTACTATGTCTCATTCCTCCACCTCCAAAATTACTAGGTGAATTTCTAGGTGTCGAATAAGATGCTCCTGAATTAATTCTGCTGGGAGTAGAATATGGTGTTGAATATGATCTACTAGAACCACTTCTTTGTTCAATATATGCTGGATTTTGTCTATTAGTTGTTCTTTGCATTGAGTTTGATCTATATGCTGGATTTATAGTTTGACCAGTTGTTCTTTGCGTTGGGTTTGATCTATATGCTGGATTTCCATTTTGACCATTGGTTCTTTGTATTGATGATCTCTGCACCGAATTTGAAGAATTGATTCTTTCATTATTTATAGTTTTCCCTCTTTGATTATACATCGAATTCTTCGGTGAATGATATTCCTTACTGCTTTTGGATTTTCTATATGATTGTGAAGAATAATTTTGAATTGTTTCTCTATTATATTTCGGGGCATTTGTTCTTTGTTTTATATAATCTTTAGTTTTATTTTGAATATTTCTATTATTTTTAATGGGAAATCCGTCATTAGAATATCTTCGATCATGATATGTGTTCAATCCTTGGTGAGGAAAATATTGATGAGGATATCTATGTCCATAATAATATGGGTAATGATATGGATAAAAATAATAAGGATAATAATAAGGATAATAATAAGGCCAACCAAAATTATAATAATATAAAGAAGAATATGGATAATAAGGCCAATATCCGAAATTAAAACCATAATATGAGTAATATGAATATCCATAATAAGGTGTAGTATACCAATTATCAATAGGATAACTCGGGTAAATAGTTATATTTATATTATTTATACAGTCATTACTATCATTTTGGTTGAATAAATATTCATCATAATACGTTTTATTTGATTTATTTGTATATGAAAAACTATCTACATCGACTATGTTTTCATTATCATCGACTAAATATGAATGGGATTTACTGTCTATATAAACATGTTTATATTCTGAATTTCCAACTATTGCTTTATTTGGTTTAGGTGCACAAGATATTAAAGTCAAAGCACACAGTAAATAAAATAACTTTTTCATAAATTTTTTATTTTTTTTTTTAATATTATTAACAACAATTATTATGCCAAGATATTTTTATGGTTTTAATTCATTGGGTATTATTTTTTTATACATCCAATGATCATCTGATATAACATGATTTTTTCTAACCCATTTAACAACTGATTTTTCAAAATCATTAAAATGAAAACTATCAGCCAATCTGATAACGAATCCTTCTTGAGTTTCAGTATTTATTTTAAAATTTTTAATAAAATCTTCATCATAATTTCCTCTCCATAAAACAGGAACGTGTTCTAATTCAAGAAAATCACAAAAAGTAACAGTATCGTCCCATGATAAACAAACATCATTTTCATCCCATATTGAAAATACCATAAAATACGTCGGTAGATTTTTATAATGTAAAGAATGTGCGGCATATAAATTTTCTCCACAAATTTTCCAATCGGGTGGTATATTATATCTTATTTTCCCCCATAATCCTTTAACCCAATGACGCGAAGGGTGATCTTGCGAATCTGGTGATCTGGCATATATACAATCAGACATCATTGTACAAGACTCACCGTCCATCTTTTCACTAATAACAATCTCTTTTCCATCAAAAAAAGTAATATCTTTATGTATTTTATCATCTGATGTACATCCTGGAGATCCTGGCAAATGCCAAGTTCTTGGGTATTTACGTTTCATTTTATTTATTATCGATTTTCCAATTTATCTATTATATATTGAATTAATTCAAAATCGTTTAGATCTTTTATATCTTGTTCCCATATATATATTAATTTATATCCATAACTTTCAGATATTTCTAGTTTATATTTATCTCTATTCCATATTATTTTTGCCTTAATTTTGCCAAATGGAAAATTAAGTTTATCATTTTCTTTATAAATTGAAGGATTTGCGTGCCAGAAATCACTATTTACATCTATTAATAAATATGAATTATTAATTTTAAAATCGAAAAATTTTCCACCGATCATAAATCTTTTAATATATGTTATGTTCAAATTATCTAAACATGAAGATAATCGTGATTCTAAAAAAGATTTTTTACTTATCATGTAATCTTTTTGTTCGTCGTTTAAATTCAACCAGTAATGATAATATTCTTTGCGTAATTTTTTAATATCCTTTTTTATTTTTATATCTGTTTGATTTATCGTATTTATTTCGTTAGAAATAAAGAAATTATACAATTTTTCGAATTTATATTTATCTTTAACTATATAAGATTTTTTATGTTTTTTTTCGTCTTTTATAGATTGTAGTTTTGATACATTATCAACTCCATATTTTTGGAGACATGTTTTTTTGTATTTTTTTATTGATATTTGTTTCGAACTAACACTCGGAGTTCTTTTTTTTATACCAAAATAATCCAATAAAAATAATATATTTCTATAACTTATAATATATTCTTTTTTTATATCAGGAAGACTTTTATTTTTAACTACATATTCATCAAACAAAATATTCTTCTTACTTATAATTGGAAAATTATAAACCAAATATTCATATTTAACATCCCTTTTGTTCCATATATGCATGTTTTTATTACACCTATAAATATGTCCGCCATCATATCGATTTATTCTATTTTTACAGAAAGGACATTTACTCATGTTGGTATATATAAAAATGATTTTTTTTATTAATATATATCCTTAAAAAAAAAAACGGAAATATGAAAAATTTAAAAACTTACGAAAAATTTAATCAGGATGAATTGTTAAACGAAGAAATAATAGGATTTGTTTCTTTAGGCACAATTCCAATTTTAATATTTTTATTATGGTTAAATACTAGATATGCAAAATTTGGGACTGGTAACAAAAGTGGTGGCGGATGGTCTCGATCTTGGCAAAATTATCCATTCAAAGGATTGTTTAAATATATAAAAATGAGCAAAATACTTAAAAAATATAAGAAAGAAATAGATGCAATTGACTCCAATATATTAGAGAGAAACCCAGAAATAAAACAATGTTTGTATGACCTAAAAGAAAAGGGCGATGTAAATTTTATAGACATGACGGCAGTCTCTTTGTATTATGATTCATTTATAAGAGAAGTGATAAAAACATTAAAAAACGAAGAGAAAATTATCGTTAAAAAAATATTAATAGAATTTCGAAAAGAAATGGACACACTTTTTGGAGAAGATATAACACGTCATTTTCAGATGGCAGTAGGATTAAAATCAGATGAAGAGATAGCCGCAGACAAAGCCTGCGGAAGACATTCTACACGCGTCCGATATGATGATCCATTACACAATGATGTAGATATTAATTTGCCGCCAGATAGAGGATAAAAATCAAAAACCTATCAAATAAATGATAGGTTTTTTTATTTTCTCATTTTTAACTGAAAAGATGGAGATCTTCTTATTTCTCAGTTCAAAAATTGATAAAAAATGAGTTTTGTAATAATATATATAGTATAAAAAGAACAAAAATATGTCTAATATATTAGACGTATAAAAAATAATTTAAAAAAATATGCCAGTAAGTAACAAAGATTTAGGTAAATACAAACGACCAGGCATTTTTATTAATGAAATTGATCAATCAATAATTGAACTACCGATTCAAGAAGTTTTGATTAATTTAGTACCTGGTTTCTCAAAAAAAGGACCTATAAACAAGCCAGTTAGAATAGATAGTCCTGTGGATTTTGAGTCGACTTATGGACCAGTTGATAAAAATTTGGAAAATAAAGGGTCTTACTTTCATAGAACTGTATTAGACATGTTACAAAAAGGACCAATTTGGGCTTTAAATTTATTAAAAACCGATCCTAATAGAGACCTATTACAATGGGAATCTATATCAGTTTCTTCACAATATGATAACGGTCCTAAAAATACGGCTCCATACGAAAGATTTTTCAATAGACAAGATTTCTGGGAAAGAGATACAGAATCATTTATGGATATTGTTGATGAAGAATTTGCCGATAATCCAATTAATCAACCAGATCCATCCCATGACATTCTCCATTTAACAAATATGGGAGATAAAAAGTTCACTCTTTTTATGTTTAAGTCAGCTATAACAGGATTTGATGTTACAGCGGAGAGTTGGTATAATGGGGCCGATAAAGTTCCTCTATTTATGAATCCTAAAGATTATATTTCTGATTATATGATTAGCGTTTTGGCGGTTTATGGTGATTGGACAGATTACGTTAAACTCAGTACTGATCCATATTGGGGAACATATTTTAATACTAAAGGTTTGATAAAATCCAATATTCAAGATTTTGTTAATGATAGATTGGTCAATGTTGTTGCATATTACGATGTTAGTTTAATACCAAATTTCAAAGATATGAATGGTAGAGATCTATACATTAAAAACGTCATCAACTCATCTACTGAAAAAACTGGAATTTTCTGTTATTATAATGAAGATGCCCTATTGAATGCTGATTATCCAAAAGGTGCTATCGATTTAATTGGTTCGACATTAGTCGGTACTGATAAAAAATCTTTAAATTTCATGTCATATAAAGGAACCTTTAGTGAAATTTTGGATTACGAACAAACTTATTTAGATAGTCCCGGAAATGTTTTTGGTAATTATGCTGTAAATATGATTTCAACTCCAGGATGGTTATCAGGCAGAACAGCCGCATATACAAATTGGTATACTAATATTTATCCAGAATTAGCAAATGGCGTAAATTATAATTATACATATAAAATAAATGCAATAGATTCATCAACTGGGGTATTGACAACTAACACGAGTATTGTTTCGGGTACAACAGAAATAGGTGATGTTATTTATTTCAATAGATCTTTTGGTATAATTGATAGTTTAACTCCATATTATATCATAAATACTGGAAATACATCAATAACAATTTCTGGATCTCATGATGGTGATCCATTATCTGGAATAACTTCATCAGGAACCACAAATACATTTATTTATTCAATTAAAAATAAATTGATCGATGATGTATCAGGTTATACGTATCAAATCGGTGAAACTCAATACCAATTGAATTCAGAAAAAATCTTCTTTAGTCCTTTTGTTCTGGGTTCAGGTACAAGTTCAGGAACAACTCAAAGTAGAATTGATGTTGTTTATTTAAGTACAGATTCATCTACATCTCACGTTTTAACTGGTACTGCATCTGTTGGAACAACACCAAGTGCTCCAAATTATTTATTAAGTAATGAAAATACAATAATTTTATGTAGTATTAAACACACATGGAACGATGACGAAACAACATCATATTATACTGGTGTAACTACGACTTCATCAGGATATAGATATTATCAATCGATGGATGATTACACAATATTATGTACTACTACATCCACGTCTTTAATCTTAACATTCCAAGGAACTAGTGGTTCGACAATTTATTCGGATTATGATAAATTAAGACTTCAAAAGGTGTTTGCTGAAATGGAATCTAAAATTTTATTAGGAAAATCAGCAATTATTAATTATAAAAATGGTTATAAATATAATATAGACGATAATTATTTCATTTTTGAAAGCACTACAACAGAAAATGCAAAAATTGTAATTTATTTCGATGGCGTGAGTTACATACCAGCAGATTATTGTAATAATGGAAAATTCATAATATATTATGTTGATAATGAATTCGTACTACCAACCGGTGTATCAGCTAAAATATCAACAATAATGACAACAGAAAAACCAGTATATCCAATGACAGGATTAGGAATAGACTTCGGAGTAGCCGCAAAATATTCAAATTTCTATTTGGGTTATTATAATGGTGAAATAAACAATCTAGATTGGTTTTATAAAAATAATGATACAGGAGAAACAACAAATATTTATTATTTGAAAATGTACATTGATGAAAATAAAAATTTAATAACACAATTTTTATTAAATGATCCAACATCAGATCCTGTGCAAATAAATCCATTAAATTGGCCATTATATGATTATAAATTATCAGTACATTCAGATAAAGAAAATATGAAACAAACTTTAGAAATCGAAAATTATAGCAGCATAACCGATCTTACAAACACATATTATATTTATGTTGATAAAACAAGATATAGTGAAATAACAAAAGGTTGGTACCTCGAAGGTTATTATGATACATCATACTATGATGCGCCAGGCCAAGGTTATCTAAATGGTGAACAACCAAGAAAATTGGTAAAAATCATAAATACTGTTGGCGATACTGTAAATACATCATTGAAAATTTTATATGCAGATGGTCCTATTAAAATTTGGAATAATTCTGGTTCCACATTAACTCCGGATTATCAAACTACTGCATATAAATCAATCGATAATTACTTTGATGAATATTATGGTGTAACATTAGATCCATTCGTAATACATCCAGATTCTATTCCAAATGGAACAGACGCTAGATTAGATTCAATCATGAGTGTTATTGATAAATCAACAAACTTGGCTAAAGGACTTGTTAATAAAAATAGAATCACTTGGAGATATTTAGTGGATTCGTTTGGACTGGGTTTAACTTCAAATTCTAAACAAGAATATGTTGATCTCTGTGGTGCTAAATTGAACTGTCTTGGATTCATTAATATGCCAAGCGTCAGACAATTCAAAACATCAATAAATCCAAGTTTTATAAATGATGATAGAACAATTAATACTGAATACATCAAAGAAGGTGGTAATCCAGATCTCAACCCTAACTTCTTATATAGTTTTGGAAACGGTGTTGGTATGTCAACTGTTGGTTATTTCTTCCCATATGTAAAAGATGTTAACGATAATACTAAATTCATTCCACCAGCTGCCAAGGCAGCTAAAGCCTATATGGCAAAATTCACAGGTGAACTCGGTAGTTCTTATCCGTGGCAAATTATAGCTGGTCCTCAATTTTCAAAAATAAAAGACATTTCTGCAACAGAAATGAGATTTACTAATGAAGATCTAGAAAACTTCTATGCTATGGGAGCCAATCCAATTGTATATTCTCTTAATAGAGGATATAATATAAACTCTGAAAGCACTGCTCAAGTATTTCCAATTTCTTCACTTAGCTATATGCACTCCAGAGAAGTTCTTATTGAACTCGAAAATAGACTATATGATATGTTACTCAACTATCATTGGAGATTTAATACACCTGAAATTAGAGCTGAAATAAAATTCAGAGCTGATCAAATCTGCAAAGAACTTCTAGATACCAACGCACTCTACGATTTCAAAAACGTATGTGACAAAACAAATAACACCGATTATATAATTGATCTACAAATGGGTGTGCTTGATACGTATGTGGAAATCATAAAGGGAATGGGTATAATTGTAAATAATATTACAATTCTCAAAAAAGGAACAATCTCATCAAAAGGATTTTCCCCAGCATAATTGAATGTTGTATATAATTAAAAAAGGAGACTTTAGGTCTCCTTTTTTTTGTTTTCGTATTTATATTTTAAATGTCCCGAGTCGTATATTCTATAAATTTTGCGTTCTAACATTATTTCGTGTTCAGTTTTATTTGGATCGAATCCTTGTCTAATTAAAACGTCTTTTCTGAATTCAAATCTATGTTTTCTTATACCGTCATTTGTAACATAATAATAATTTGGTTGTGTTTTATGAATTAATTTAAATCCTAGATTTTCATATAAATTACCAGATGACCAACTACGATCAGCATAACTTATTACTTCTTTCGGTTCATAGTGATCGATGAAATATTTGAATAAACGACTAGCTCCTCCGATAACGTTATTGTTCAATTTATTACAAAATCGTAACATTTCATATGATCCATCTAAAGATTTTTGACCCATTAATTTCCTAAGATCCCCAAACGTCATTAAAGAAACTAATACATTTTTGAAAAATAAACCAATTTTAATTTTAGAACCAACAAATCCCTGTAAGTGATTTTGATCTAGGAATTCTCTAACCAAATCATTATCATCAATTTCTTTTATTATACATTTCCTAGCCATTATTCTTTCCGATTTACCAAGAAGATTTAGAATTCTGGATTTAACTATGTTTTGTTTATACAACCAATCGTCTTGATATACATGTATTAATTTTATTTTATTTTTCTCACATAGTACCGTTTTATCTAAATGAAAATTATTTGGTTTGTGTAATTCATTATGCCAATAAACTTCATTAAATTCAAAACCCAACATCAATTTTGGTAGGTAAATATCTATTTCTTTACCTATTATATTTCTATCGTTATATAATATTTCTTCTTTATACGTGTCTTCAATATATTTTCTAAATTGCAACTCATGACCACTATTACTAAAAGAACTTACGGGATTGCAAACTGTACATATTACTGTATCTATTTTATTTCTATTTCTAAATAGATTCATATCTATATCAAATACATGATTCTTATCACATTTAAATTTAAATGTTTTGTTATCATAATCTACACCTAGTATTTGTAAGTTTTTATAGTTTTTATATTTTTCTAAATTTTTATTTATTTTTGTTTTTCGAAAAGATTTTAAGGACTTTTCGATAATATCTTTATTATTTAATGGACTATTTCCGCCATATCTATTATTATTTGTATTAATCATTTTATCTTTAACCCGTTTATTCATCGCTGGTGCCTTAGTTCCATATTTTTCATATGATTTCTTTTCTTTAATCGCTTTAATATTGGGATCACTACTTATACATTGAATGGAACAATAATTACCATATCCTAATGTTGAATTTTTAAATCTTGTTTTATTATTACAATTCGGATTTTTACATAACACAATTTCTTTAATATCATTAACATAATGATATACTTTTTCTTTAAATGACAGTTCTTTTAAATCATTATCATTACAAAAAGATATAATGTCGTTATAGATATCAATATGATTTTTCATAACATATTTCTCTAAATACATTCTCCCAGACGGTCCATTTTCTTTTATTATAATTTCTACATTATTATTCATAAATATAAGTGTTTCTTACTCTCTTATAGAATATAAAAAATATAAAGTTTTAATTTTAATATATACACCTAATAGTTAAGAGAATAATCTTAAAAAAATGAAAATGAAAGATTAATATATAAATTTAATAGAAAAAATAGAAAAAAATATTAATATATATATCAGAGGAGCGAAGATAATATTAATATATAATATTAAAGGGAAAATAAAAAAATAAAAAATAATAACAGAAAATATGGGTTTAGCACATTTTACAAACGTAACAACAGCAATGAACATTTGGGAACCTATTTATAAAAGTTTATTCGAAATCCAAATAGATCTTCCGCCTTTGGTATTGGCTAATTTAGAGGGGATTAGATCAATTTTGATTGAAAATGCCACTAGTGTTCCGTTACCAACATATCCGAAAATAGATGTCAAGGAACAAAGATTTAAATATTCAACAAGAATCTATCCAACATTACCTAATCAAACACATTTAACAGACCAAACTATTAAATTCAATTTAAATGAATCTGTTAATGTTTCACAAAACTCAAGTGGTGTTGTGGCCGGTAGAGTTCCTGTTTTTAGAGCTATAAAAGACTGGTATGATTTACTATGGAATAACGAGACAGGACAACTAAATTATAAAGGGAATCTCGTCGGAATGGTTACAATCGACGTCCACGATAAAGAAGGTCTTGTTATAAGACGTGTTATTTGGCATAACGCTATGGTAACAAGCTTCACTGGTTGGGAAGATATCGACTGGTCATCAGTAACAGAAATTCACGACCTAAGCGCAACCTTCGCTTGTGACTACTGGGAAGATTTTTATTACTAATTTTATTTAGACTAAATAAAAATAATAAATTATTTTAAACTTATAAAATATAAGACTATATAAGTCTTATATTTTTGCTAAAAAATAGCCAGGATTATTGAGAGGAAAAGATTATGGAAAATAAATTATGTAGAGTTTGTGGAAAACTAAAAAATGTGGAGTGTTTTACGAAAAATGACAAAATGAAGGATGGTCGTCGTAATGAATGTAAAGAATGTTGTAATAAATTATATAACGATAAAGAAAAAAGAAAAGAGATAGATTCTCTAAAAGAAATTAAAACGGAAGGTCTTAAAATTTGTCGTGTTTGTGGAATTGAAAAAAATATAAATGATTTTCATATAAAAAGAGGAACCTCAGATGGACATAGAAAAGAGTGTAAAGAATGCGTCAAAGATATTCAAAAAAAATATAAAGAAGTACCTGGTTTTAAAGAAAAACAAAAAGAATATGATAAGAATAGGTATGAAGAAAAACGTGAAGAAATATTAGAGCGTAAAAAAGAATATCATATTGAAAATAGAGAAAAAATATTAAAAAAGAAAGCTGAATATCGTAATGATCCAAAAAACAAGGAAAAAATAAAGGATTACCTTGATAAATATAGAGATGATCATCGTGAAGAGATGAGAGAATACATAAAAGTATATAAAGTAGAAAACAGGGAAAAATATTACAAATATCGTAATGATAATCCACATGTAATAGCTTGGCGTTCAGTTTTATATTCGACACTTAAAAGGCTTAATACTCCGAAGGAGGCGCATACAATAAATATGTTGGGGTATTCTGCACTTGATTTAAAAAATCACATTCAATCTCTTTTTACTGAAGGTATGTCATGGGATAATCATGGTGATTGGCACATAGATCATATAAAAGCTGTTGCGAATTTTCCAGATAATACAGATATAAAGGTAGTGTGTGCTTTAGAAAATTTACAACCTTTGTGGGCATTTGATAATTTATCTAAAAATAAATATTAATATAACAATCAAAAGAGGCGGAGAAATTCACCTCTTTTTTTTATTTTCATATTAAAAATTAATATATAAGAATATATTTAAAAAATTAATATAAGAATATGATAACAGATTTTGAAGAATATAATGAAAAACTGGGATGGAAAGGTGCTCTTTTAGGTACAGGACTAGCATTAGGTGGTGCAATTGCGGCTGATGCTATCTTTAATACTGGTGTGGCAGATCATATTAAGAGTGAAGTGATAGCTGATCAACAATTTAAAGAATATAATTTATACGCTGAAGGTGAAGATTTTACTTTAATTTTGAATGGAGGATTTATAGTTGCTGAACATAGTTATGAATATGAGGACGATACTAAACATTTGACTAATATTATAGTTCCAAACGGAACAAAATATATATGGTTTAAAACTAGATTTTTTGGTAGTACATATGCAGCATCAAAACCTTTTCCTGATTCACATTTGATTAAAATTAGTGATTTAAATAAAAGAGAAGAAACTGAATTTTATATAATATATTCCGGTAATTTATTAAGTGATTTTGACTATGTTGTGGTTTTAAAAGATACCAAAAATATGAAGGGCAAGGAATATAAATTATCGGATAAAAATATCGGAATTCATGTTTGTCACAAAGTGAATAAAGACTTGTATATTTTTGCGCCAAAAAGTATAGGCGAAGGAGAATTTGGTGGTTCTGGTGCTAGCAGCGAATTTTAATTCATATAGAAGAATGAAACAAAATTATCAAATATATCCGGTACTTAATAGAAATAATGAACAAACTACATATTCTTGTCATTATCAATTTTTATCTTTTTTTAAAAATGTGATGATTAAGTTGGGACATTACGAATGGTCAATTAGATTTTGTAATGATAATTATTGTTGGCATAAACATAAAAGAATAGATATTGAGTGGATTTTATAAAAAATGTTACAAAAATTAATATCGTTAAATATATTTAATATATTTCAGATAACCGCTATTCCAAATTTTAATTTTATTTTCTTTATCTATAAAACGATATTCTGGTTTTATTTTTTCTATTAATTTAAAATCCAATTCTTCTAATTCTGATCCGTTTGACCATGATCTATCCACCTCACATAAAATTTCATTTTTTAATTTTTTTATTTTGTAAATATCGATAAATTCTAATTCTTCTATACTGGATGGTTTATTATTTTTTAATATATTTAATATTTTTGTTTTTATTTTATCTTCATCATTCACCCATTCATCTTCGTAGATATGAATTAATTTTATTCCCAAATTTTCACATGTTTCTGTTTTATTTAGATGATAATTTTTTTCTTTATTCAGTTCACAGTGCCAATATAAACCATTAAATTCAAAAGCTATTTTTATTTTTGGTAAATATATATCTAATTCTTTACCAATTAAATCTCTGTTATTTAAAATTATATCATCTTTATAATTTTCTTTTATAAAATTTTGTAATTGTATTTCGTGTCCGCTATTGGTGTATGAATTGACAGGATTACAAACAGTACATAAGATTGTTTTGTATATTATTCTATTTCTCAAAACATTAATATTTATGTCGTATAAGTGATCTTTTTCACAATCACATATGAAAGTAATGATATCATTATTGGATTCAAGAATATTTATATTTTCATATTTATCTAAAATAAATTTATTTTTTTTATTTTTATAAATTTCTGATTTGCTATAGTTATCAACACCGTAATTCTTAATAAATGTTTTTATTTTTTTATTTTTAATTTCGTTGTTTTGAAAAACGTTTTCACATCCATATTTTTCTAAATTAGTTTTTTTTATTTTTTCAATATTGACATAATTTTCATTACCGTATTTTTCTAATTTAGTTTCTTTAGCTTTTTCTATATTAACGTAATTTTCATTACCGTATTTTTCTAACTTAGTTTTTTTACATTTATCTATATTTTCTTTCAATTTAGACGGATAGTCAACACCATATTTTTCAATATTGTTTTTTTCTCTCTTTTGTTTTATATTTTCTAATTGTATTGGATACTCTACACCATATTTATCTAAAGAAGTCTTTTTTGATTTAATTTTACTGCATTTATAACAAGTGTATAAATTCCCATTATTAATGTTTCTACAATACGAAAAATAAGTGATATTTTTTATATCACCACAAATATCACATTTTACAAATATTTTAGTATGAGAATTTTTGGATAAATCTTTTATTTTTACTTGAAAATATTCGTTAATTTTCACATCATATCCTAATTCATTAAAATGTTTAAAATTTTTAGAATTACATCTTACTTTTATTTCTTCACTTAAAATCACATAATTATATATTGAAAATCAAAGTTCAAGTTTATAGATATTTTTTAACGGGCCAAACCTTCTTTAATATATACTAATAAAAAATACTTATTTTATGGAAGAAAAAGAAAATAAAAAGGACGCATTAGAGAAATTTATATCCGAATCAACAAAACCACAAGTTAACATCACTACAGAAAAACAATTTGATAATCAATATGGTAATACTATAAATTATATTACTGTCGATTTAAGTGTATTACCTGCTGGTATATTCTATAAACCAGGCACAACTGTTATGATTAGAGCAGCTTCAGTTTCTGAAGTGCAAGCTTATTCGTCGATAGATGATAACAATTACCTTGATGTAACTGAAAAAATGAATGAAATGTTGTCTCGATGTGTAAAAATCAAGCATCCTGGTGGAATGATGGGTACGTATAAAGATTTAAAAGATAATGATAGATTGTTTTTAATTTTTATGATTCGTGAATTAACGTTTCAAAAAAACAGTAATTTAGCAAAAGATGCCACGTGTAGTAATTGTAAACATGAATTTAAGATTCAATTTCGTGCTACAGTAGGTACGGATTGTCCAAAAACATTTGTTAATTATGAAATGGATAAAGATCTGGAACAATTCTTTAATAAAGTTGATAGAACGTTTGACTTCAATATTAACGAAAAAATTTATAAATTGGCTCCACCGTGTATTAGTATTCAAGAAATATTCTTTAAGAACATAAAGGATAAGGTACAATCTGAAAAAACACCGAATGTGTCATTTTTAAAAATAATTCCTTTTACATTATGGGATAGAAAAACTATTTCAGAAGACGGTATTAAGGCAAAAGAAGAGGAATTTAAAAATTTAGATATGGATACTTTCTTGTTTTTAGATGAAGTTGTTGGTAAAATGTTATATGGCATAAAAGAATTGAAAATTAATTGTCCTGTGTGTGGTGAGGAGGTCCACACGGACATGACGTTTCCCAAGGGGGCCTCAAGTATCTTCAAACCAGGTTCTAGTTTACTTGACAGAATCTCAAAGAAATAAAATTCAAGAGATTGAAAAAAACATTTTTACTGTTTTTACAGTTTCTTGGGAAAATTTGACAGGTAATAAATTTGAATTCATGAATCAACTTAGAATGCCAACTACTGTTGTAGATACATGGCCTTATTATGAATTTGAAAGATATATTAAATTGTTGAATGAAAAAAATGAAAACGAAAAGAAACATCATGAAGAACAAGATAAGAATCAAAAGATGCCTAACATGGGAAATATCGGTAATTTGACCAAAAACTTTAACCCATCAAATTATAAATTACCTAATTTCAAATCTCCATTTTAAAATGGAGATTTTTTTTTAATATATATGTATAAAAAACATAGGATGGAAAATCTAAAAACTATTATTGATCCTTTTGAGGATGAAGATTGGACGTAAATAATAAAAAAAAATTAAAAATTTAATAGATGAAAGAGATACATAAAAAAATATATAGCGAAGTATGAGGGATATTGCAATGTTTGATTTGGATGGAGTTCTTTGGAATATTAAGAATGATGATATATGGATAATAGATAAAGAAAAACCATATAAACCTCTTATTATATTAAATCAATTAGAATTTTCATTAATATCTAATGGTAAATTTAAAAAAGATGATCATCCACTAGAATATAACGGTCAAACATATTATATTAGTGAAGAATTATTTGATATTATTAAGAAAAAATCAGGAAGTGAAAATATAGAAAGATTTGGAATATCTTTTATTCCTTTGGTTAGAAAAGAAATATTAGATAAAAGAGAAATAGATGTACTTTCTCATAACATAGAACATTTAAGATATAATAAATTCACTGATATAGGTCTTTTAACAGCTAGATCAAATCAAAAAAATCATGTTAATGTCATCAACAAATTACGTTTGGAGTTGAAAAAAATAGGCATAGAAATAAGTAAAATATTTTTTGTAGGTGAAGGAATGAGAATGGGTACCGATTATAAAAGAAAAGTTTTCGTTTTACTTGAACATTTGGTTGGTTTAAAAATAAAAGATGGCAAATTTGTATCTATAAAACAGGATTGGTATAAAAAAGTTAGTTTTTATGATGATGATCCAAAGAACATTGATTATGCTAATGACGCTCAAATGTTTTTTGACGAATTATTAAGAAAAACTGATGATGAATTATATAGAATAATAATAGATAGAATAAGTACTTTCCCTCTACAATTAGATACTTATTTGGTAACAGATAATGAAATTAATAGATTTAAAAAGAATAGTGTAATATTAAAAACTCCAATTAAATACCCAATAAAAGAAAGTTTAAAAAAATATAAAGATTTTATACAATAATCTATGATAAAAATGAGCATAAAAAAACCGGATTTTTCAATCCGGTTTTTTTATGTCCCATCTGCAGCAGATTAATAAATTTGGGACTACGCTCATAGAATTGGTAGCTTTTGCTTTTGAAGATCACTCCCTTTTCGGCTTTCTGAAGACCTACTTCGGTTTAAATCATCTAACTCATCACTGAGTTAAACCAATCTAATATGAAAGTAAAAAATAATTTGGTGAGATTTCAGATTACTCACAATCCTCGAATTTCGATCATTCTTCACCCACAATCATCCGAAGCGATCAACTATCGGATTTTACTCCCATTGGGAGTGATTGGGAGGATTTTTTCCTCCAACCAGATACAGCCATCTGTCGTATATATAACGATTTGTCTGGTTCTTACGACGATCAAGGTTGGCCAACCTTGGCAGACGTTCAGGTTTATGACTAGAAACTTGTAAAAACTGCGCCACACTTCCCAGTAATGGATTACAGTGCATTAGAGAATGGCTATCTCTTTTTCTGCCACAAATTATTTTTTCAATCTTTCAAAGAACTCTACTTTCAGGGACAACATTCGTTGTATTAAGCTTGAAGCGCCATCATAGTAACAAAGAGCGTTTTTAGAACTAATAAATCTATTTATATGCCTACTATTAGGTTGAAATTATCTCGCTTTTCAGTATTAGTCATTCTATGGACTAATAGATTTATTTATCTCAATTTTGAAAAAGAACTCTTTTATCATTTTGACTATACAAAGATACGTCATTTATTCGATATAAAAAAATTTTTCTCAAAATAATTTATCAATGAACACTATCGTTATTAAAAATGAATTTTATATTTAATATATAAACAAAAATTCATTTTGTTTAAAAAATAATTAAAAAATGGAATCTCCCGATAAGTCAAACGATAAAGTTAAAAAAGAAGAAATAAAGATATTTTTATGCCCTGTGTGTGATGGGAGTGGATATACTAAAGATGGAAAATGCGAGATCTGTAACGGTAAAGGAGAAATAAAAAAAATAAAAAATATTTAAAAATATTTTCTCTCGAAAGGATTTTTCAAGGAACCTGATTTTTCATTGAATGGACTTGTGAAAGATATTGGTTTTATATCTGGTTTTATTTTAGGGTAAAATCTTTTGTGAGCACCGGTCATAGTGCCATAATCGATAATCGTACCATCATCTTTCATATTTAAAAATTGTATCATTAAAGATTTTTCTCTATCACTTAAACTCTCAGAATAAGAATCGACCATATCTTTATAACAAACATTATCAAATATACTAGCCAGATTGACAAGTGACATTACACAATCGTCATTGCCTGTTTCAGATCTAAATGTTAAATCACCACCAGGGGTTTCTTTTTTTGAGAATGATTTAAGTTCTATTATAGTACTTTCATTATGTAAAATCATATTGTCTTTTTTGATCGCATCTTGAAAATCCTTTAATAATAATTTTTTATTATGTCCTATTAATAATCCAATTTTAGTTTTTTTATCACTTTCTTTTTGAATATATCTAGCGAATATGGCATCCATAAAATTATTATTGTCATTAAAAACGTGACGCATATTATTTATTAAATCATTACCTAGATTTTTATTCATTTCTAAAACAATTTTAACTTTCTCTGGATCGAATACTTCAAATACCAATAGATATAAAATGTGAGCCATTTCGTCCATTGAATATACATTATTTCTAAATATTCCTATTTGTTCTAATTTAAATAAATCATATTTATTATTTATAATTTCTTTTCTGCGTTGTATGTTTTTTTCATCTTTCATCATTAATCTAAATATGTTAAATACACTATAATCTAATCCAAGACCTTCTGCTAAATCTATTCCAATAGTAATATAATAATCTTTGGCTTTAGGTAAATCAAACAATTCTGGTTTATCTTTAACAAATTTCAAACTAGTATATGGTAACTTCATTTTTTTATCGAATATATCTAAATATGGAGTTTCAAATTCATATTGATCATTCATGAAATTTTCAAACATAACACTATCAAATAATAATTTATCGTCAGTTATGAATTGAATTTCATATTCTTGATTAAACATGGATTCTCCTCCAATAAGACCTGTTTGTTCTTCTTGCCAATTTGTTATTCTACAAATTTCAGGTAATGGTACAACATCATTTATTCTAATTTGCCTTATATTGTCAATACTACTATTTTCTCTTTGTGTTTTTTCATCATCTTCAAAAAATTTTATCAAATCCCAATTTTCATTATCCAATCTTTTCGAATACATAACATATCCTAAGTTTTTAAGTTGATCTATTATTTCATCTTTTGTTAAATTAAATTGTTTGAGTTTATTTTCTAAGAATAATATTTTTGTATCTCTTCTACCTTTAACTTGATGCCAATAAATTCTCATGGGTTGATACTTATTCCATCTTGGATCTTCTTTTGGCCTTTCAGCATCGGTTAATAATTCCCAAAATAAATTATAACCTTCCGGTGTTGAAGTAATTATAATCTTTGAATTCTCAATGGACGATACTGTTGGTACTACAGCACCATAATATCGACGTATAATATTAGATGGGACTTTAGCAAACTCATCTAGATATAATAAATCTATCGCAAAACCAATAGCCGGTTCTGGTGATCTGGCTTGAGTTTGAACCCTACTATTATTTTCAAAGGCTATTGTTTTTTCATTCCAATTAGTGACTCCAACTTTTAAGAAAAACGGCAATAACTTATATATATCCTTTATTTTTCTAATTATTTCTTTCACTGTTTCTGATTTATTGGCAACTATCATAATACTCTTATCCGTATTGAACAAGACGAATTGCAATATTACTATGGCGGCCGAGATCGTATTGAGGCTTAATATATCGTTGGTATAATAACTATGTTCATTTGATTTTATTGATAAATCGAACATGGATACTTTAGATTTCGTTTTTTTAATTGATTTTACTTTAGAAGGTCCTGTTTTAGTTAAAACTATATCATCTAATGTTAAATCGTCAACATACTTAATAATATGTCCTTCACAGAAAACAGCATGAACATCGGCACAATTTAGTTTTATTCCGTTTTCTAGTATTAATTCGTGTATCCTGTATGGTTGTGTTAAATTAATTTCTTCAATAGGGACAAAGCCGTAGTCGGTTTCGACTAACATATCTTCTATTGGAAAAAAATTCATTATTTTTTTAAGAGGATCTTTTTCGTCAAAATTATTATTTTTATATTCAATTTTTTCAATAAGTTCAATCAGGAAGTATATTATTTCTCGTAAAAAATTTTTAAGCATAAACTATTTTATATTTTAGATGTCCAGAATCATATATTCTATATATATTTTTTTCTAACATTATTTCGTGTTCAGTTTTATTTGGATCTGCTCCTTCTTTTATTAATTTGTCTTTTCTAAAACCAAATCTATGTTTTCTAACGTCATTTATAACATAATAATAATTTGGTTGAGTTTTGTGTTCTATTTTAAAACCTAATATTTCGTATAAATGACCCGTAGACCAACTTCTATCGGCGTAACTAATAACTTCATTCGGTTTATAAGTATCGATAAAATATTTAAATAAACGACTAGCTCCACCGATAACATTAGTGTTTAATTTATTACAAAATCTCAACATTTCGTAGGATCCTTCAGATGATTTTTGATTCATTGGTTTTCTAAGATTACCAAATGTCATTATAGAAACTAATTCTTTATTATAAAACAAACCAATTTTAATTTTTGAGCCGACGAAACCTTGAATATGATTAGAATTTAAAAATAATTTCACGAGTTCGTTATTATCAATTTCTTTTATTTCGCATTTTCTAGCGTATATTTTATTTGATTTTCCTAAAAGATTTAAAATTCTAGATTTAACTATATCTTGTTTATATAACCAATCATCCTCAAAAACGTGGATTAATTTAATTCCGCATTTTTCACACGCGTTAGTTTTATATAAATGATAATTTTTATCTTTATATAATTCGTTATGCCAATAAACTCCATCAAATTCAAAAGCTAGTTTTAAATCCGGCAAATAAATATCAATTTCATTTGGTTTTATAATATTTTTAGAATTTAATATTATTTTTTTATCATAATTTTTTTTTAAAAAATCTTGCAATTGTAATTCTCTTCCACTTATGAATGAAGAATTAAGAGGATTACATATTGTACAAATTATAGTTTTATATTTTATTCTAGTGCCAAGTAAAGCAAAATTGATATCAAAATTATGTTCTTTATTTTGATCACATTTAAAATTAGCAATATGATCATGTATATGATCAATTTTCAAATAATCATATTTTTTCAATAATCTTAAAATATATTTATTTTTATTTTTTTCTATTATATCATTGTTCATAGATGGTATAACGAAACCATATCTAGTTAAACAAGTATCTTCTAATTTTTTTCTTATTTCTTTATTTTGTATCGGTCTATCACATCCATATTTTTTATTATTTGTCATAGTTACTTTTGTTTGACAACATTTTTGTGAACAACAATAAAAATTATATTTTAAAAAATTTTTATAATATACAAAATATTTTAGTTTTTTAATCTTGCCACAAATATCACATTTAACTTCAACAATTTCTCTGGAAAACTTCGGTAATTTATCCGGACTTATAGTAATAACATCACCATATCTCACATTATAACCTAAATCCAAATAGTATTTCATATTCGGTTGTTTGATTTTTATTTTTACTTCTTTTGTTAGTAGCATATTAAATTACGAATATTTATATGTATGTAGCATATATATTAAATAAAAATAGTCCAAACTATTTATGTTTATTGAAATATTATTTCTTCTATTATTTTTGGAAAATATTGATATTCTAGTTCGTGTATTTTAGAAGATAACGCGAGAGATGTGTCTTTTTCTTCTATTGAACAACTCTTTTGAAAAATAATATCGCCTTCATCGTAATTTTCATTTACGAAGTGAATTGTTATTCCTGATTCCTTTTCTTTATTATTTATAACGGATTCGTGAACTTTCATACCGTACATATTTTTACCACCGTATTTTGGTAATAAAGCCGGATGAATGTTTATAATTTTTTTATTGAACTCTTTGATGATATGACCAGGTATCAATAATAAAAATCCAGCTAGAACGATAAAATCAATTCTATAAAATTTTAAGTAATCAATTACTTTATTTGAATTTAAATCAAATTTATCAAAAATTATATATTTAATTTTTAGTTCTTTACATCTATTGATAACTCCTGCATTTGAGTTATTACATAATATTAATTCGATTTGGACTGAATCATTATTTTTAAAATATTCGTAAATACGTTGAGTATTTGAACCATTACCAGAAGCAAATATAGCTATTTTAATCATCTTGATTTTTGATTTTTATCGTCGTCATAGATGTGAAATATTTCATTCAATTCTTCTTTTAGATTATCATCTATATTATCGATTAAAATATTTCTAATATCATTATTTTTAATTTTAACTTTTTCAGTTTCATTTTTTTCAGTATAGAAGACGTTATTGAATGAATTATTATTCAAGAATATATCTATTTTATTTTTATACTCGGGTTTCAATATTAATTCACTATTTATTGTTAAATCTATAAAATCATTATTTATGTTTATATTTAAATCTTCTAATGAATTAATATTATATTCAACGAATCTAGGAGTGTAATTATTTTCAATGAATTTTATTTTATCGTCTTGAATTACATGAAATCCTATTTTTTCTTTATTTTCCTTTGAAAAATGAAATAATGAAAACGGTTCAAATTTGGTTACGTCAATATTTTCACCCACGTAAGAATCTCCACCGGCCCATTTATTATTTATTATATTTCCTCTGTATTGATTATCATTCAAATTACCACAATCTTCTAAAATTTGAAAACAATAATCATTTTCTATTATTTCAACAATTGTTATATCGGATATATTACTAAAAATAGAAATAACATCGTTTAAAAGTTTAAAAGAAACTAAATTTGTATTATAGAATATATTTCCAGTTATTATAATTTTTTCTGGTTTGTTTTTTATTACCATTGGTAAAAAATAATTATCAAAATAATCTATTTGATATTTTGAAAGTTTTGGGTGTCCAAAAAATATATTCGATAAAATGTAAATCATATATCGAGTATATTTAGGTTTTGAATGAAAGTTTTTATTTATAAAAATTAATATTTATATTAAAATTCAAGAATCTTTAAATTTTTTAATTTTAATTTTATTGTTCTTAAATAATTTTTATATTCATTGGTGAATTGATTATTATAACAATATAATTCTCTTAAATTAGTTAAATGTTCGATTCCTTCTAAACTAGTTAATCTATTATTATCACAATGTAATTCTCTTAAATTAGTTAAATGTTCAATGCCTTCCAAACTAGTTAATTCATTATGATAACAATATAATTCTCTTAAATTAGTTAAATGTTCAATTCCTTCTAAACTAGTTAATTGATTATTATAACAATATAATATTCTTAAATTAGTTAAATGATCAATTCCTTCTAAATTAGTTAATGATTTATCAGAACAACTCAAATGTGTTATTTGATCTAATGGTTTATTTTGCTTTTTAGCTATCTGTATTATCGGAGTATCATTATCGTCATCCCAATCTTCTTCACTATATGGATCAATGTCTTGTCTACTTAATTGTTCAAATAATTTTTGTTCTTGTTTTTTGATTTGAACATTAGTGACTCTAAATCCTTTAACTGTAAATGGTGTTTCATCTGCTTTTACTTCTTTATTAATAGTTATAGCATCACCATTTTTAATTGTTTCACCAGCGTCCATTATTTCGTATTTGTGTTTATCTTCGTTCCATTTTGAGAGATACCATTTTGTAATATATTCATTTTTCTTACTAGATGGTATTATTTTGTCTTTTAACTGAATGAAATCTTTATATTGTTTATTATATAAATCCGAATTAATGGATTTTAATCCAGTTAATGCTGCAGCTATTTCTTTAAAATTTTCATAATTACCAAATACAGCTGAATTAGTGAATTGAGATAAAGAATTATTATCGAAATTTTCAATAGTCATTTTTGTTTTTTGTTGCTGTTGTTCGATTTCAAAAATTTTTATGAAATCTGAATATTTTGAAATATTTTGTACATTGGCGTTTACTGTCGTCGGAGTTTTAACAACTTGATTTTGACTGATTGATATTTTTTCCCTCCATTTATTTAAACCATCATAAATAAAATTAACTTTTTGATAAATTTCGTCATTTAAAATAACATATGGTTTAATTTGTTTCTGCATGTTTGTATTATTAGTGACAATAGAATATAAAGGAGTATCATCTTCTTTAAAATCAACGAAATTTAATTCATATTTTTCATTAGTCTTATCATTATTAATTATAATATTAACGTCCTTTTGTAATCTTACTCCAGTTTCAGAAGATAACGGAAGTTTACCGCCTTTCTTATCTGATATTTTTTTAATTATTTTTTCATATCTATCTTTTAGATCATCTATACATTTCAATTTTGGTGGTTCAGCAACAGGATTCTGCGCAACAGGATGGGTTGTGGTTTGTGCTACTGGTGCTTGTGTTTCGCCAGCATCTTCATATAATTTTTTATTTAAAATATTGGAAAGTTTTATCATACATAATTTTTTTTATTTTTAATTACATTGTAACATCGGTGAAAATTGTTCTTGTAAAATCTGTATTTTTATTATTGTAAAGTACAGATTTATCATAATTATTTTTAAAATAAGCTTTTCCCCAGTCTGGAGTTTTAAAAATATAAATCCCGCCAATTTTTGATGTCTCAATTTTATTTGGATTTTTTGATAAACCTGTTAATGCACATCCATTAACTGAATTTCCTTTTTCGTTGAATATTTGTAATAGTGTGTTGGAAGGTGTTTTTGATTCACCGAAATTTCCATTGATACCTCCATTTTGATCACAATAAACATAAAAAAGTCTTGTGGCTCTCTTATAGGGGGATGTTACGTCACCGCTGGACATTCTTTTAAAATCAGTTTTTGATAAAATCAAACTATTTATATTTTTGCCATTATAACCATTATAAACTTTGGATATTTTAAAATAATCATTAAATTCCTTACATCCTTTATTTAAATAAATGTCTCTAGTATCAAATATAGATGCAGCATATTTATTGAGTTCTAATAATTTATCTTTATCCTGTTTTTCATTAATTTTATCTCTTCTGATTGATGTTATATCTATATTACCCAAATATAAATACCAAGATCTATCTTTACTACTATCTTTATCAGATATTACCGTACACAATAAATAAGCAAAATCTTCATTAGGCCCATATACATATTGTAAAACATATAATCTCCCCTCGGTTTTTGGAACTCCTGAAATGAGTTTTAATCCGATTTCATCCATTATAGAAGCATCCTCGACTGGTTTTGTTTGTCTATTAGTTCTTGTAACAAAATCATCACCGGATGTATCTCTTTTTCTTATAGATTCTTGTAAACTCATCTGTTTAAATGGATCTATTTTTTCCACATTCATAAAATATCTCCATTCTCCTTTACATTTTTCCACTTTTCTCTCCCACGCTGTTCTTAAATTAGAATCTTCTTGATAATCTAATCCCCTGGATTTTTCACCGTGTCCAGTTACGTAACTTTTATTTTTATAAATAATTCTAGATGCGGCATATTGAATTTTTCTAACCCCATCAATGCTTACTAGTTCTGTTGCGCCTTCTTTAAATTCCGGATCGTTCTGTGCCCACAATTCACTACACGCTTTAAAATCAATTTCATCAACACTGTTTATACCTATATTTTTTAAATAATCGTATGGTTTAACTTTATTTGATGCGGTTCCATGAGTACCACCAGATACAACATTTAAAGAATCCCCGAGTATTTGCATTATCGGTACTTTTGTGTTTATTTTACTTGTTACAAATTCCTCATTAATTGAATCATAAACATCGTCTTGTTTGAATCTCTCATTGGTTATTTCAATCAACTTTAATATTTCTGCACACAACGATTTAATATCATCATTAGTACAAGAATTTATTTTTTTTATCAATTCTAATTCATTTTTTACTAAATGATATGTTGGACAAATTTTAGCGTCTCCTTCTAAAAAATCTTTTATTTTATTTAAATTTTCGCTTAATGGTGTAATTTGTTCTGTTGTGAAAGTCATACCAGTTGGAAGATTGTTAATAAGTGTCCACAATGAATTGAAAACTGCATCTATTTTCAATTTTATATCAATGTATTTAAGAATTTTCTTATTATTTTCGATGAGATCATTTATATCATCTAAATCTTCTTTATCAGCTCCGTCTTTATTTTTTTCGAGATTATCGACATACTTATTTATACTAACTTTAAGTTGTTCTAGATAAGCAACATTAGACTGAGTGTAATCCAAATTAAATATTTCGCATGCCGAATCATCAGTTCTGTTATATTCATCATCGGTTTGTTGTACATCATCAATTTCAGTTTGAGATTGTGATTTTTTTGGCATTGTACCATTTTTTATATTTATATTTCTAAGTGCACAAAATCTCAACCATCCAGCAAAATATTCATTTTCTAATTTTCTCTTTAAATATTCTAATCTTCCAAGATTTATACCTTCTTTGAAAAATCTAATTAAACTAAAAAATCCTCTACCAACAAGACTTTCAGCAAATCCTGTTTTATTACTGAATTCGTCTGGTATACTAGCTTCAAAAGTTTTTCTAAATCTATCGAATGACGTTATGTTTTTAAAATCCATATTAAATGATTTTTTTTCTGAATATATATATAAAAATTATTTTTTCATTTTATATATTTAATATATAAAAAAAATGCAATTTATTTAAATGCTAACAAAATTCGAACAATACATAAAAGAATCTTCTGAATTCAATCAATATCAATTGGGTATTGATAATGCTGTTGGTTATTTCGGACCGGGATATGGTTTTGCAACAGATCCTGGTTTATCCATATATTCGCCCGATTCGAATCCTTATGTAGATATGTATGCTAGAACAGCAGGAACCACATCACATCTAATGACTCTTATCAAACAAATGAATAAAGAAATAGCTGACGATCATGTTTTTGCTAGAAAATCCGATAGATTCTTAGAAGATATAGACGAATATAAAAACATAAAAATATTAAGAATATTTGAAAACGAAAATCTAAAATTGAATGTTTATATATCCTTTGATTTTATGGATAATGAATTTTTTGGAGTTTTTCGTAATTTTAATTCAAATTATAATAAACCGACATTTGATACTGAATTATTAAGTGACACTAGATTTGGATATATAGATAAAGAATATTATTTGAAATTAAATCAATATTTATATAAATTAGTTTATAATTTCTTTATCCCTGAACCAGGTATGTATAAAAATCTAAAACAAAATTGTTTAGTAAAAGACGAAGAAACTGGAGAACAAAGATTCTTAAAAGAAGGTAAGATTGTTGAAGTCCTTGGTTATAATACTGATGAAAATAATGATCCTTTTATAACTTTGAAAATACAAGATAAAAAATTCAACATAACCGGTAATAACTATTTCTATTTCAAATATAGATTCGATCCATTAAATGAAATAAATAAATAATTTATGAAATATATTAAGAAATATAAATTATTTGAAAAAAAGGCGATTGATCTCTTAAATTTATCTAATCAGAATTTAAGAGAATTACCAGAAGATTTAGATGGGTATTGGAAATGGTATTATAATAAATATCCTGAGATGTTAGCAGCAAAAAAATACAACTTATGATATTTTATTTTAATTTTTACGAATTTAATTTTTCATAATTATCATATCCTGTTTTTTTTGATACAATGTCATTGACTATTTTATTATTAAAAAATTCATTTGGATCAACTTGATCGACTTCTTTAAAAGTTTGCATAAAAAGAATAATAGATATTTTACTACCATCACTTAAATAATAAAAAGTATCATCTTTTCTTTTTATAGTTACACCATAACTCGGATCAACTTTAGAAACATACACCTTATCTATATACCCCATATTATTTTCATCTAAAAATTTATTTATACAATTTTCAATGAAAGAACTTTTATTTATATTTTTTTCTTCTGTTATATTATCAAAAGCTTCATATATCTTTTGATCTACCGAATAAGTTTTTGTAATTTTTGCCACGATATAAATAATTATTTTTTATTAAAGATTAATCTTTAATGTCCAAATCGCTTGGACTCTACGTCTTTGAGATTGGATAATTTCTTGTTCCTTATCAATCGCTACTAATAAAAAGTCATTTTTTTTCCAATAACACACGAAACTATTTTATTTGTATATATTAAATAAAAAATGTCAAAAATGTCAATTTTGATAAAAAATTTTTCATGATTTTTAAGATATTATAAATTTATATTTCCAATCTTTAAACTCATTAGTTTTTGGATCAAATATTTTCCATCCTTCGCCAGTAGCATAACATTCATTTTCTATAGTAACTTTTATTTGATTATAATATTTATAACTAGTAGATATAGAATTTTTCAAATATTCTTTTAACATTTCATCATCGAACGGGTTAGAGTCTCCAAGACAAATAAAAATATGATTTTCTGATTCTTTGTAGAAAACCATACCATATTCACCTGCACAACAAATAGAAATCCCCATAGAATATTTTTTTAGTTTATCAATATCTATGGGATTTTCTTTAATATTTTCATTTATTCTTTTTAGGTGTATCATATCATATATTATTTCATTACTTTACTAAAAAGATATAATTTAAATAAATATTGACCATTTATTATTTTTATATTTAATAGTTCTTTTCCTATTATGGCTCTTATAACTTTATATGTGCCCATTAGTTTTTTATCTTCAAAGACTTTAGTTATTCTGCCTTCAGTTCCAACAGCTCCAAGAATAGCTAAATATTCGTTACCCATTATGGTTTTCATTATTGTTATTCTCGTATCGTCTATTTTATTTTTGTCCATTAACGTATTGGACCACGGTTCTCTAAGATTTAGTTCAGTGTCTGTTGGTCTTATATCTATTTTTACAACTTTACTAGTTTCTGATGAAACTTTAGATTCTTCTTCTAATTCTATTTTACCTTCGTTTAAGAGATTTTGCTGGTTTCTTCTTATAGCATTAAAATCAGCTTGAACAATAATACGATCGGTCATAATTCTATCATTCAATCTATATCCAACTGGTGGTAATCTAAAAAAATCACCTACAAACATCATGCTTATGATATTAGACGTTTTGAATAAACGCCACACTTTTTCAACGTTTCTTTTTTCGTGAACGGACCATCCATTTAAATGCCAACCTCTAAGAAGCATGTTTCCAGTGTTTCTATTAACACCAAGAACCATTGGATATATTACGCGTTCTCTGCCGAATTTATAATCATCTCTATCTCCCTTATATTCTATTAAAAGAATCATTCCGTTTTGTATAGCTTTGATCATTAATCCTTCATTAAACTTCAGTTGTTTATTGACAGGAAAACCACTAACAATATCATTATCGCCGGCTGCTTCACGCAGGAGTTTATTGTTTTTAATATTATATCTCACTTTTTTAGTGAAATAAAGATCTTTAGTGTTATTATATTTATCTATCATTAATTATTATATATTAAATTATTTTTCCAGGAATATTTTAAATGCCCTGAGTCATATATTCTAAATATTCCTTTATCTAACATTATTTCATGTTCACTTTTACATGGATCTGATCCTTCTTTTACTAGTATATTTTTTCTAAATTGAAATCTATGCTTACGTATTCCATTTACTACATAATAATAATTAGGTGGTGTTTTATGGATTTTATTAAATCCCAGCTTCTCATATAAATCTCCTTGACTCCAAGATCTATCTGCATAACTAATGACTTCTAATGGATTATATTTGTCAAGAAAATATTTGAACAATTTAGATGAACCACCTATAACAGTAGTGTTCAATTTATTACAAAATCTTAATAATTCATAAAATCCATATATAGTTTTTTGTCCCATTGATCTTCTTAAATTACCAAATGTCATTAGAGACACTAATTCGTCTTGATGAAATAAACCTATTTTTATTTTGGAATTTATGTTGCCTTGTAAATGATTTTTATCAAGGAAATCTTTAATTAATTTATTATCAAATACCTCTTTTATATTACATTTTCTAGCGTATATTTTTTCAGATTTCCCCAGTAAATTAAGTATTCTTGATTTTATGATGTTTTGTTTATATATCCAATCATCCTCATAAATGTGGATTAATTTAATCCCGTGTTTTTCAGCAAATTCTGTCTTATTAAAATGATAATTATTTTCTCTGTGTAATTCGTTATGCCAGTACACACCGTTAAATTCAAATGCTAATTTTAATTCTGGTAAATAAATATCTAACTCCATTGGATTTATGATATTTTTATTGTTCAATAATATTTCTTTTTTATATATTTCTTCAATATAGTTATTGAATAAAATTTCTTGTCCAGATATATGACTTGAAATCGGATTACAAATAGTACATAATAATGTATGATATTTTATTCTATTTTTTAATAAATTTCTATTAATTTCAAACTGATGTCCTTTTTCACAATTAAAAGTGAATTTGTCATTATCAAAATCAGCTTTTATCATGCCTATATTGTCATATTTTAATAAAATTTTATTTATTATTGTTTTTTTATAATTTTTAATTCTCTTATCTTTAAATTCTTTTACTTTAGATGGATGATCTGTGTTATACTTTTCTAAAAAAGTATTTTTTAATTTTCCATGATTATTTAAATTTCCAAATTTTTCTAATTTTTTAATTTTAGATTTTTCTTTTTGAACTTCTGAATTTAAATAACAACTAACACCATATTTTTTTAAAAAGGTTTCTTTTTTATTTATTTTAACGATTTCACTTCTATTATGACTAACGTCGCCGTATTTTTCTAAATTTGTTTCCTTTATCTTTGTTTTAACTTCATCGCATTGAAATACGTTTTCTACACCATATTTTTCTAAACAAGTTTTTTTACATTTTTCTTTGTTATTATAATCACCTATTCCGTATCTTTCTAAACACGTTTTTTTATTTTTTATTGAATATGCACATTTATTAGAACAACAATATATTCCTGTATTTTTTACATTTTTTAAATAACTCGAATATCGTAATATTTTTTCATTTCCGCAGACATCACATTTTACATTTATTTTGTATGTGGAAAATGGAGATAAGTCTTCAATTTTTACTGTTATAATATCGTTTTTATTGACATCATAACCACGATTTCTATAATGTTTTAAAGATGTCGAATTTATTTTTATTCGTATTTGATTATCTAATATCATAATATGATATATATTAAATATGTTCAAAGGTTTCTATCAATCTGCTGTTTTTTGTATATTAAAAAATATAAATTAATTTTCAATTAAAGTTTTCATTATAAAAAAACTATCTATTATATCGTCCCATGGTTTAGGAACAGATTTCATTTTTAATAAATCTTCTTTATATTTATTTAAAATGTATGTTAATTTATTTTCAATATTCATATCAATAAGAGCCACCAACATGTCTTTTTTATCAAAACTTCCACCGGCTATACCATTCAAATTCTTATTTATTATTTTTTTACCGTTTCTGTTTAGTTTATAACCATATACCATTGATGCTACTTCTTTTTTTAAACTTTTAGGAGATATCAATATTATTTTTTCTAAATTCGATACAGTTAATAGTTTTATTCTTAGAAGAGTCGAGAAACAAACTATGTCAACTATACTATTGGTATTTTTTAGACCGTAATTATAATTTTCAATAGCGATTATAGTTTTTTCTTTTTTGTTTACATTTCCAATTATTTTTTTGTATATTAAATCAGTAACATAGTCGTATTCTCGAAGTTTCATTATTTCGTTTTCAGTATAGTTTTCAATATCTTTATAAGTATAATTTATAAATTCATAGTCAATATATTCCATTGTTTTTTTGATCCAACCCACATTTTTTTTCTGAGTTGTGAAATTGAATAAAATAAGATCGTCATCCCTTAATAATGACATACCTGTTGAATCTATTGATATGTCAATTCCAATTAAATTCATATCTAATATTTTTATTTTCTTGAATTTATATATAGATAAAAAGTGGTCCTAAACTATGAAAACTTTATTCGAAAAATATAATGATATTTTCGAGCAATCACCATTGGGAATCGAGTTTTATGATTCAAATGGTGAATTATTAATTGTCAACGATGCGTGTATTAATATATTTGGAGTAATTGATAGAAAAGAAATTTTTAAATTTAAATTATTCGAAGATCCGAATATATCAGAAGATGCTAAAAACAAAATAAAAAATAAAGAATCTGTTAAAATAGAAGTCGAATTTGATTTCGAAAAAGCGAAAAAATTTTATAATACTAAATATAATGGCATAAAAATATTAGATATTGTTATAACCCCAATATTAAACGATAATATATTGGATGGTTATATTTTACAAATACAAGATATAACTGAAAGAAAAAAATCAGAAACATTAATGAATAAAATGCGTCAAAATTACGAATCTTTTTTCAACACAGTAGATGAATTTCTTTTTGTCATAGACCAGAATGGCATTATAATACACACAAACTCCACAACTATAGATAGACTAGGATATAGTTATGAAGAAATTATCGGGAAATCACATCTTATGATTCATCCAGAGGATAGGAAATCTGAATCTTTAAAAAATTTTAATGATATGTTATCAGGTGATGTAGATTTTTGTCCTGTTCCTATTATTACTAAAAGAGGTTTTTTAATTCCGGTTGAAACAAAAATATCATATGGTATTTGGGACGATAAATCGGTTATATTTAGTGTATCTAAGGACATTTCGAAGATAAATTTATCCGAGGAAAAATTTTCCAAATTGTTTTATATGAATCCATGTCCATGCGCTTTAAGTGATTTAGAAAATCACAGATATATTGAAGTAAATGAATCTTTTCAAAATTTATTTGGATATAATAAAAGCGAAGTGATAGGTAAAAATCCTATAGAAATCGGTATAGCTACAAGTGAAATTATTGAAGAATTAATTTCGAAATCAGACAAAAACGGTAATATATTTAAAGCTTATTTAGAATTAAAATCTAAAAATGGAGATATTAAAAAAATATTATTATCTTCAGAAAATATTTATATACAGGAAAATAAATATAGATTTACAGTTATAAACGATATAACCGATATTAAAAGATCTGAAAATTTTCAAATATTATCTAATAAAATATTGAACATTCTCAATGATGATATAAATTTAAAAGATATGATTGATAATGTTATAAAAATGATACAAGAACAAACAGAAATAGATGCAATTGGAATCAGATTAAAAAGCAATGATGATTATCCATATTTCGTTCAATATGGATTTTCAAAAGATTTTATATCCAAGGAGAATTCTTTAATATCAAATAAAACATGTAAAGACGAAAATGATAATCAAATTTTTGATTGTACTTGTGGTATGATATTAAACGGTAGAATTGATCAAAATTGTAATAGATTTTTTACAAAAAATGGAAGTATTTGGTCAAATAATACTTTTTTAGATTTAAGATTTTTAAAAATGAATGGCTACGATTCGAGAATAAATGCTAGAAATAGATGTATATTAGAAGGTTATGGATCTGTTGCCATCATCCCGATTAAAATCAATAAAAACATATTTGGAGTTTTACAATTAAACAATAAAAAAATAAATTCTTTTAATGAAAATATGATCAATTTTTTTGAGGGGATTTGTTTGAGTATTGGTACTGCTTTAATGCGTAAACAAAACGAAAATATTATTTTAAAAGCTAAAGAAAAAGCTGAACAATCAGATAAATTGAAATTAGAATTCTTGGCAAATATGAGTCATGATCTTAGGACACCAATGAATTCTATTATTGGATTTTCTGATTTATTAAAATCGAACAATTTGACAAAAAAGGAAAGAAATGATTATATTAATACCATAATTGAAAATGGTAAATTTTTAATGGCGTTAATTGATGACATAATTGATATATCCAAAATTGATGCCAATTCATTAAAAATTGAAAAAATCGAATTCGAATTAAATAAATTATTAGATGATATTAGAATGAGCTATACTAAATTAATAAGAGATAAAAAATTAGATATTATTTTAGATATTGATATTAATAAGAATATTATTATTTATTCAGATAAATATAGATTGAGACAAATATTAATGAATTTAATAGGTAACGCAATTAAATTCACGAATAATGGTTATGTTAAATTCGGATACAATATTTTAAATAAAGATTATTTGACAATGTATGTTGAAGATACTGGTATCGGAATAGATAAAGATTATCAAGAAATAATTTTTAACAAATTTAAACAATTACATAAAAATGGTAATAAATTCAGGGGTGCTGGTCTAGGATTGTCCATAACGAAATCATTAATAGAATTATTAGGATTTAAAGAAATTAAATTGAAATCAGAAATAGGTAAAGGCAGTTTGTTTTATTTTAATATTCCTTATACAATAAAACCATTAAATTATATTCAAGAAAATAAAAATAAAAATAAATACAAAAAATTGAATTTGATTGGGAAAAAAATATTAATTGTCGAAGACGATATGGATAGTGTGAAAATTATGAAATTCCATCTATTAGAAACCAATGTTCAAGTATTTATATGCACTGAAGGTAACGATGATGTTTTGAATATAATAAAAAAAGAAGATATCGATTTAGTATTGCTGGATATTGGTTTACCGGGTATAGATGGTTACGAAATATTAAAAGAAATAAGAAATTACGATGAGAGAATTCCAATTATAGTTGAATCCGCTGTAACTATGCCGGATCAAAAAAATAAGGCTTTTAGATTGGGTTGTGACGATTTTTTATCAAAACCATTTAATAAAGAAGATTTTTTAAACAAAATAGACAAATTAATCTAAATATAAAAAAATAATAATTTATAATGATGAATAATATAATTGAATTGAGAAGAAAACAAATAAATGATTATATGTCATTAGTAGAACTCGATGAAAACTCAATTAGCGTCAGTCAAATTAAAAATGATCTTTTGAATATTCTCGGAGAAAAACCTGGAATAGAATTGAAATATAAAAATGATAATATGATAGTTGAAGGCGGTCAAAAAATCAGAAATAAAGGAAAATTAGAATCCATAACAATTTTCTATACATACGAGGATAATGATGGTACTCATTTCGATAGAGTATCTTATTTTATTTAATTTTATTTGTTGTCATTGGATTGGTTCATAGACTCTAAAATAATCACAATAAATGCTCATAGGAAGTTGTGATGGCACTGGACCATATTCATTATCATATACGTAGTTATTATTTATTAAAGCTAGCATATTTTTATCTGGGATGTGTTTATCTAGAATATAAACCGGTAAATTATCAATATACCAAACAACTTTATTATATTCCCATTCGCAGGCATAAATGTGATAATCCAAAGATAAAAAATCTTTTTTTGGAAATTTCAATCGTCTTCCTTTTTGTTCTAATGGTGTTAAAGATTCTAATTCATCTATAAAATTTTGTTTTTCTTGAGTCCATTCGGGTTGTTGTAAGAATTTAATGGTTTTGTCATAATCATTTGAAATATAACCATATTTTTTATATATTTGTATATAAATTTTTTCGATTTCGACTCGATTTGTCCATGTATTTCTCCAATGTAATGTCATTGTAAAATAAGAACTATCATCCCCCATCAATTCAAAAATATCAATTTCCGGAGGCCAACTATCGGATGAACATAACCAAAACGCTGGCCAGTATCTAAGACCCCCTATTGCCAATTTTTCTCTTGTTTCAAAATAACCATATGTAGTATTGAATGAATTCCAACTATATAAACCACCCGTTTTGGCTTTTGGTTCATCCTGTACATCATTTAAATCTGATGTCAAAATAGCGTCACTACTATTCTGTGTAACCTGGGATTGTTTAAAAATAACCATGTCTCTTATACATCCCCATTTTTCACAAGATTTCCATTTTTCCCAATCGATTTGTTGATCAAATTCGTCAGAAAAGATTAAATTATAATCTTTTTTTCCAATTGGGTTATTTTGTTTTTTATTGAAATAATTTGTTAAATATGATTTGAAATAAAAACGAACATAATACCACCCGTTCATTAACCAAGCATAGAAACTCATATTATAAAACATTTTTTTAAATTATTTTTTAAGAATAAACTTATTGTTTTATATATAAAAACGAAATAAACTTTTTATGCTAAAATGTTTATAAATAAAAAATAATGCTAATGAATGATAAATTTTGACCTGATTTTTGATGCAAATTATTTACTCCAAAAATCCGTACATATACTACATAAAAATAAAATTCTGTATTCTGAATTATATAATGTAATAGAAAGAGATTACAATAATATCACAAATTTATATCCTTTTGATAAGATATATTTTGTTTCAGATAGTTATAAAAACTGGAAAAAAGAATTGTTTGAGGGATATAAAGGAACACGTAAAAGAAACGATAATATAAATTGGGATTTTGTATATCGTGAATTCGCTAGATTTAAAGAAGAATTCATATCTTCAAAGAAAAATTGTGTTCAATATCAAATTGATAATTTAGAAGGGGATGATGTTATTTCATATATCACAAAAAAACTAAACGATAAAGGACATTCTGTTTTTATCATGTCAAATGATAGCGATCTTTATCAACTAGTGAACTACGATATTGATAAAAGATATATGAACATCATGTATAACTATAAGATGTTGGATGATAGAGTATATGTGCCAGAGTATTATAACTTACTAACTAAACATATAAAAGAAAATATAGTCGATGATATTTTCGAAGATAATAACGAAATAGATTTTTTAAGATTTATAGATAATTTTATCAAATCTAAAAAAGTTACTCATTTAAACTCAGAACTTGAATTATTTATGAAAATAATGGGACATAACAAGGATAATATTAAATCAGTTTATATGAAAGGTGATAGAGGCATTGGAAAAAACGGAATAATAAAAATTTATACTCTATATAAAGAAACTTACCCTGAACCAATCGATTTCAATTCTATCGAATTCAAAAATAGAATCATAGAACATATTAAATTATATAAAAGATTAAAAGATGACTTTATGGATGATATGATGAATGAAAGATTGATTAGAAATATGAAATTAGTGAAATTAGATGAGGAATCTATGCCAAAACATTTATATGATATGATGAAAAAAGAGATAAAAATATGACAAACGAAGAAAAATTAAAAATTGATCCATACGGTGAAGAAGATTGGAATGATGATCCCATTCCTGAATCCATTCCAATTACACCGACACGTATTTTAAAATTCATTATTCCTGTTGGTAATATGACCAGAGAACAATCCGAGGAATTAGTTAAAAAACTCGTGAATTCTTATAAAAAAGATGTAGAATGGGAGTAGAATGGAATTTACATTAAAATTCTTTTCGTGGATACTTTTTTACCATCAGTTATTTTTATAACGAAAAGGCCATTTGTTAAATTTTCTTTATTAAAACTAGATTCGTTTTCTATTTTTTGTTCTAATAATTTTCTCCCTAGCGAATCGTATAAAAATAATTCATATCCGTCCACATAATCTTCCATATAAAAATATATAGTTCCCAATTCAGCTTTTGCATATATTTTCATTTCACAACCATTATTTAAATCCTTACAATCAAATACTTTTGTGGTACCAAATGGATGTGCTGAATAACTTAAAAAAGATAAAAATAAAAAATAAATAATTATAATGAATTTTTTCACGATTTTGATTCTAGATTGTTTTTAAAATTCGTTAATACTATATTAAGACTCGAAGTTATATTCCCAAGTATTTCTTTTTCCATTATCGATCTATCCTCTTCTACTTTCCGATCGAACATTTTATTCATTTTAAGCGATGTGTTTTGTGGTATTTCAATATCGTATTTATATGTATGATTAATTATTGTGAGTTTACCACTTTCTAAAATAATAAAAGTACTAACATCTTTATCTAAAACGAATTTTTTATTAACTATATATTTTTTATATGAGTTACTGGAATTTAAATATCTAATATTATTATCATCATATAAACATATTTTAAATATATCAAAAGCTAGTTGTTGATCTTGTGTTAATACATCAATACCATCAAATATTTTTATAAACCAATTTTTAAGTCTATTTATCCTTTTTTCTTCTTTTTCCATAATTATTCTTCTTTAGATATTCTTATATCAAATCCCATATTATTATATTTTAATTTTAATATGTCATAGGCGGTTTTAAATGCTCTTCTTTCAGAAGCTTCTTTAACTTCAAAAGTATCTACTAATTTATCTACTTTTTCCTTTTCATTTATGTACGCGATACATTTATAAGTTTTCTTAATATCAAATATTATATTAAACTTTTCTTTTATTATGTATATTAAGTATTTCATATTACTAATTTATTATTTTTTCGCTTTTTAATTTGTATCAAAAAATAATATAGAAGTTTATTTTTTCGGATTTATCATAACCCATAATCTTTTTCCGTCAAGTTTTGGCATAGCCTCGACTTTACCGACATCATTCAATGAATCGACAAATTTCAATAGAAGAAGTTTACCAGCATCTATGTAATTTAGTTCCCTACCAGAGAAGAAAACGAAAGCTTTAACCTTATGTCCTTCTTTCAAGAAATTAATAGCGTGATTTAATTTAAAATTAAAATCATGTTCGCCAGTATTATAAGTAAATCTCAATTCTTTTATTTTAATTTTTTTATTATTTTGTTTTTGTTCTTTTTCTCTTTGTTTTCTTTCGTACAAAAGTTTTCCATAATTTATTATTTTACAAACTGGTGGTTTAGAGTTCGGTGATATTTCTACTAAATCGAGTCCCATTTCATCGGAAATTTTTAAAGCTTCTTGTATACTGACGACTCTACTTTCAATTCCTTCGCCAGTGATTCTTACTTCTTGAACTCCTTTAATTTGTCTATTAATTCTTTCAGTTATCATTTTTTAATTTTTTTTTGTTTAACTAACATCATCTATTCTAGATATAATACTATTTGTCACACAAACTTTAATTCTATGCGGGCAATATTCATATGATGCATAAATTGATCTTCCATCATTCTCTACGATGGTTATGAAATATGGTTTTTCTAAAAATTGTTTTGATTGTTCTATTGTTTTACCAATGAGAAATTTGAAATCTTCTTTCGTTTTCATGTATTATATTTTATAAAGTTTTTTATATATTGTTTAATGTTTTCAGCCCCAATATGATTAAAAGAATGTATTAAAATTTCTGGTAATTTTTTATTTGTTTCCAATGCATAATCACATAACCATTTAGCACAATCATATCCAGTTTTTTCAACAAATGAAAAATAATCTATAATTCCGTCTGTACTCCAAGGCTGTTCTTCATGCCCATAATGTTCGTCAGCCAGGTCATGATCAAAACTGATGATATCAATTTTATCAATACCTATATTTTTTATTGTTTTTACGAACTCATCATAAGATCTAACAATCATCCAATCTAATTTTAGATATCTTATGTCTTTTGTGTAAAAAAAGGAATCTTTTGGTTCTCTTATATCGTCAAGAAAAATACAATTCATTTATAAATGATTTTTAATAAACAATGCAAAATTAATCATTCGTGTTGGAATAAAAAAATTTTTTATTGACGAACTTGATTATACAATTTAGTTGGGTCTTCTTTTGCCATTTTTTCTAGTTTTGTCTTTTCCTCATTCGACATACCATAACCAGCTGTCAATTCATCAATGAAATTTTGCAATATAAAAGAAATTTTGTTTTCTTTATCGTTTTCCATTATTTTAATTCATTTTTAAAATACTTTAGAAAAAATCAGAAGCCTACGATTTAAGTGAAAAAAATATATTATTATTAATCTTATATATTATTATTTTTTATTCATTTTTTTCTAAAATCTTCTTTATCCACGCTTTTAATAAAATAATCAACATTAAAGTATTTATCATATGTTTCTATAATATCATCAAGTGTTATTCTATGTATTTGTTTTTCAATTGACCATTTTTCTGGTTTTATATAACAATCTATATTGTTATATCTATTGATGGATATTGTATCAATTTTATTTATTATTGAATTTTTAACATTTTCGAATTTTTCTTTAGTGAGGAATAATTTATTTTTTAAAGTTTTATCTAAATTGTCAATCAAATAAGGCACATTATTGTCTTCGGTTTCAATTGATATTACATTAATTCCTGAAAAGTCGCTCATTCTATCTATATTACATTTTATATAATAAGCCAAACCATTTTTCTTTCTTATATTTTTATACAAAACTGAACCAATACCATTTGATAAAATATAATTTATAAAAAATACGGAATCCCAATTATCGCGAATTATAGGAGACATATATATTATAGAAGATTTATTTAATGTGAAATGTTTTTCATATGTAATTCCGGTATCATTTTTAAAATCAACGTGATAATCATTTTCTAAATCATTTAATTTCATATCAGTATCGAAAATAGAATTTTTAGATACATTTATTATTTTTGAAGGATATTTATAATTTTCCAATCTATAATCATAACAATCTTTTTTAGTTATACCAATTATGTCTTCTTTTTTACCTATAGTATTATAAGAACCAAATAATTTTCTGTATAAATTTAAAACATGCGATGAGTTTTGTATGTTAAATAAACTAGTATATTCTTCGAGTAACGATTTTTTTTCAATAATAAAATCATCATCATTTATATCTATGTACAACAATTTATCTAAAAATAAATCCTTATATTTTATTAAATATTTATCAAGTCCAATCATATAAAAAACTATATTTGTTGGTGATGTATAAGCATTCCATGTTATTCCGTCGTTCTGAAAATTCTCTATTATATCATCGTCGAAATTATGACCTATTAAATGTTCGATTAAATGAGATATTCCATATATTTTATCTTTTTCATTAATTATTGTTCTGTTAAAAACAACATAAAAACCAGACAAATCGGTTAAACTTTTAATATTTAATATCATTAACCCATTTTTTATTTTTTTTTATATATTTAATTTTTAGTATGACATTTTGATGATTAAAAAATCTATATATAGTTAAAAACCAAATTATATAATGGATGTTTTCAACATAAACGATGTTTATTTTAAATATCAAAAGTGTTTATCAGGTATCACTTATCAATACGTAAATCAGTTAGATAATATCTATGATATGAATTTAATGGTCGGTACTAATTATTGCATATATTGTATGTATAATGAATTCGATATTATAAATAATTTTATGGTTAATTTAAATCAAGTAGATATTTGTTGCACAACAAATATTGATTTAACACAAAAATATTATCAATTGGACGGTGTTTATTTAAAAACAAACCATAAAGTTTTATTAGTATCGCAAATAGATACAAGACAAAATGATGTTTATACTGTAGATCCAAGAGGGTATCTTAATTTAACTGACGATTTAGCCGATACTGGTGTTACTTGGAGATATAAAGCTTATGTTAAATTGGGGAATAATAAAGGTAAACAATTTCATTTAAAAAACATTGGAAATAGATTTCCAATTGGTGGTCATATAGGCATTGAAGAAAAAAAGGAATTTTTAGATGGACATGGATATATTGTAAAAAATTTATTTAATTATAATTTATTTGATACTTCTATAGTTCCAGGATTAATATTTACAGATTATCAAGCAGCTAGAATATCAGTCAATAGAAATGCTGATTTATATATTGGTTTTAGCGGAAGAACTATATCAGAGGGAGGATATGTAAACATAAAGTATCATGAAAATACACCGAGTTATTATTACGACACTAGCGGACATACATACACGATAAAGGCAACAGGAGACACATCAAAATTTATTTATTTAGGAACAACTGGTGTCCAAGGATGTACAGAATCAGAATGCAATATATTTAATCACAGTGGTTCAACTGATATAAATACTTATATAAAAACTAATTCTACCATTTGTTCTAGTGCTAAAATAAATGATTATATAAAATTAAGTATAACTGGTTCTACATCAGAAATGGCAAACGTTGAAATAAAATCATTTATTGTAGAAATAGAACCGCCAGGTTATCCAAATTATATAGTAATAAAAGATCATATACAGGATTATATATTGAATGATTATCATACAGGAACAACAGAATCTAATTATTCATTTACTAATTTAATGTACTCTATTCCAGATACTTTTGAAAGAGGATATGTTGGTGAAACTATGATGGAATCATATTATGCTAAATATTTTAATATAAATTATATATATGCTAGTGCTGGAAGTGCTCCAACTAGACCGTGGCATTATGTTTATCCAGTGGATTACAATGACAATATGTATTTTGATTACGATGGTTTAACTTTTGAATTTGAACCAAATGATTAAAAAAAAAATTAAATTTTGATGCAATACAACAAATTTACTACTTCTAATTATTATATAAAATATAAACTATATGATCATCTAATATCAATTAATAAAGATATATTTAGCGGATATTCTTTTTTATTAGATAATACTATAACAAGTGGAGATACTACGGATATAACCTATTATGATCAAAGACCAAATCCAAATATATATCCAACAACAAAAGAAGACTCTAGGGGTACATTAATAAAATTAACTACAGATTTAACTCAATATTTCAGAAAAAACACATTTGTTAATCTTAAATTATCGGGTTCTTACCCAGATCCGTTGTCTGAGGGGGATTTTATATTTTACAGTATTATACGTAAGACTTTAATAGTGGATTTGGTTCCGAATGAATATATAGTCATTGAGACACATAAACCGACAAAACCGCCAACTGGCGATTTAACAAATGGATCTAATGTTATTTTAAATGTTAGTTCAACAGAAGAAATTGTATTAGGAATGATAGTCTCAGCAGACGGAATTCCAAGTGACACAACTATAAATTCTATAGGAGATGATTCTATCACATTATCAACGAATGCTACTTCAGATATCACAGGAGTCACTTTGAAGATTTATTCGACAAGTGAAATGACGTTTAATAGTATAAGCACAATATATGGATTAAAAGATATTTCTGATATTTTATATGATGTTTATATAAATGAAGAAAGTGACTATTATAGAGTCAGAGATGATAATAGACGTAGAAGTATATGCAATTCTTATGCTGAAATTATAAGTGGCGATATAAATATAAAAAATTATACAACAGCTATCTTAATGCAAGACTATGATAATAAATTTGTTTTGAAAATATATGATCCTGAGAATTTAGCCAATGGCGGAATCGGAAGACCACCGATAGTTTTTACATCATCTACACCGACTGAAAATGTTGGCATGGATTACGCTATAGTAAAAGGAACAGTGACCGATAATGGAGGAAATAATATAACAGAATGGGGAATATATTGGGGAAGTACAATTAATCCAAATATAAAACAAATAGCTGATACTGTACCGAATGGTCAACCCGGAACATTTTCTACTAGTATAGTTAATCTAATTTATCTTACAAATTATTATTATAAAGTATATGCTATAAATAAAAATGGAATATCATATGGTACTGTTGATACTTTTATTACAAAAGATAAATCAGACTCCCCACCAGTTGTAGAAACAATAGGAAGTCAAAATATATCATCTTATTCTATGTCAATTCTAGGTAGAGTTATTTCAACAGGTTATAAGTCGGGATCACCGAGTGGTTATACGGAAATAGATTATAGAGGTATAGAATATGCCGAAGGAATTACAGACACATTCACTGACACTGTTATTTATACAAATGAAAACGGTAAAGTTGGATCATATTATTGTACACTTACTGGTTTAACTCCACTACAAGAATATTCATATAGAGCTTTTGCTACTAATATAGATGGTTATACTGGAACAGGAACAACAGGACATACTATGACATTAGCTCCAATTCCGCCTGTTGTTGATACTTTAAAATATAGTACCACATCTGATAGTATAACATATTCGTGTCAACTAGTAAGCGATGGGGGAACTCTGTGTACTGAAGTTGGATGGTGTTATAATAATACCGGATCTCCGACCACTGGAGATACTTGTGTAGTATATCATAAATCACCACCATATAAATTACCACTAAATTATAGTATTACAGAAACTGGATTATCCTCCGGAATTTATTATGTTAGGGGATATGCTAAAAATAGTTATGTTGTCGGTTATGGAATTTTAAATATCATTATTATAGAAGCTCCGCCAGTATAAAAATAAAAAAATATAAAATGAATTTAATGAATTTTAAAATATTTGAACAATTAAGTAGACAAGACATTGATCCATATGGCGAGGAAGATTGGAACGACGATAATGATACACCGATAATAACGTTGGCCAAAAAGCAAAATAAACCATTAGATCAAATAACACATTTGAGTTGTTCTGATAAATCATTAACTAGTTTAGAAGGAATTGAACATTTAACG